TCGCCGCCCCCACTGTTGACGGTGGTTACACCGCCGCGGCCCTCCCTCGAACAGCAGGCATCCCTTACACTCTCAGTGTAGAGGAAGGGGCGGAGGAATTGTCAATACCAATGAGTATTTGTTTGGGGGTTGACAGGTGGGGGGAAGGAGATTAGGCTGGGGCTGGTTCCCCGCCATCCGGCTGCATTTCCCGGTTCTGCCGCCGTGCAGCCACATGACGGGGCTTTTCGTTGGCTCCCCGACCAGGATTCGAACCTGGAACCTAGCGGTTAACAGCCGCCCGCTGACTTTGAGTCTGAGATGGAGCTGACAGAGGACTTTGGCCGCACACTGCAACTAGAGGGGCTCCGTCCCTCCACCATCTACCACTATGTCCGGGACGCCCGGCGTTTCTGCCTCTACCTGCGGGGCCGGGAGCTGTCGGGGACCACACCCGGCCTGCTGCGCGAGTACCTCATCGTCTTCCAGAACGGCCGCAAGGCCAAGACCCTACGGGAGGCCCAGATCGCCCTCCGGCGCTTCTTCCGCTGGTTGGTAGCCGAGGGCCAACTGGCCTCCGATCCCACGACCGGCATCCGGCTGGCCGCCTTTCGCACCGAGCCCCAGCCCACCTACACAGACAAAGAGATCCGGCAACTCCTCGCCGCCTGCACCAACATCCGGGATCGGGCCCTCATCCTCACGCTCTATGATACGGGCGTCCGCGAGGGGGAGTTGATCTCGATGGGAGAGATACACTGGGAGTGCAGAAAGGTCCAGGTTACGGGTAAGACCGGCACCCGGAGTGTACCGCTGGGCGCCACCACCCTCCAGGCCCTCCGCCAGTATATCCGCTCTTGGGGCACCAACAACGGCACCCTCTGGCGGGGTGAACGCGGCCCCCTAACGGAGTCGGGCGTCCTCCAGCTCGTCCGGCGCCTCTGCCGACGGGCCGGGGTTGAGCACAAGGGAGTCCATGCCTTCCGCCGGGCGGCCGCTTGTCAGATGAAACGCCTCGGCGCTCAGGACTCAGATATAATGGAAATCTGCGGATGGAAGAGTGTGGTGATGCTCCGGCGCTACACCGCCGCCTACGCCGAGGAACTGGCGCAGCGGGCTCACGATCTCTACTCCCCCGCCGATAATCTCTAGGAAAATGTTTACAGAAATGGGGCTTGCATCCCCAGTGAACATTTGGTAACATAAATGCCGTGATGTAGCTCTCTCCCTTCAAAGGCCGGGGTGGTGGCGTCTGAAGGTCGCCGCCTTCTCCGCCACAATACACCCTGCGTCTTCAGAGAGTCGAAGGCACCGGACCCCAAAATCCGGTGCCTTCGGTAATTTCATCAACCCTCCCTGGTTCACAGCCATCTCCCCTTCTAGTATCGGCCAAATGGCTGATACAAGAAGCGATGTTGCAAATGGCGAAGTCGCCTTGGTACAATCAAGGTGGAAAGCCCAGGCGAATTATCGGGCCAGCCTGCTAGCGGCTGGTAGCCCCGGCCAGGCCAGTCGGGGAGAAATGAGAAGCGGCCTTCGGGCACGCACCTGGGACATGGGGTTATGGGGTGAGACTCCAGATGTGCGGTGGTGGAGGGTTTGCTCCGTTGACGGGGCGGATCCTCCATCCATCGAGGAGAAGGCAATGACCTACACCTACGACGAATACACGCTGTTCCCCACCGGATACGCCGGGGGTGTTGGACACAAAAGCGCCCGGAGTGCAGTGTTGGCAGCCCGGTTTCAGATCAGCATTGACCCCTCCCGAACGGAGATCGTGATCCGGCGCCCCGACAACAAGCCCATCTTCTTCTACCACCCCATATTGACCCCCGGCGGATAGGAACATGCCACTTCCACCCATCCGTTCCTGGGTCGTAGACCCTACCTTCCGTCTCCTGGCCCGCTGTGACCGTTGCCACCGGCGCCGTCTCTTCGCCCCCTACTTCGAGGTCTACGGAGAACGGGACGCGGAGCACATCGCCAACTGCCGCGGGTGTCAGGAGCAAGGGAACCCTGTGGGTTCAGGAACTTGGTGGTGGGAGTGCTACCTCTGTCTAATTGACACCCTCACTACCCTGGCCGAGAACCAGCGATCCGGCGGCTGCCCACATTCTGGAGGGTAGGACGAGTGCTAACGCAACCTCAGCGAAGAGCCCTTGAGATCATCCGCGACCACGGCCGCATCACGCCGGGTCGCTTCGCCGACCTCATGTGGCCCGATAGCCCCGGACACAACCGGATACACAAGTGCGGTCCCAACGGGGCCTCCAAGGGCGTGATGATGGCAATGGCAGGGGGAGGATACCTCGGCAAGCTCTGGAAGCGCGGCCTCATCCGCCCGGTGTGGGATGACTACATCCGCGAGTGGGCCATCAGCCCCGAAGGGCTCCGTGCCCTGAACGACAACGACCTGCGGGAGGCAGGCCTACAGAGGATCCCAGAGAAATGATCTACCTTTCCTCCTTCTTCGGCCCCGGTAAGGGGCCCCGCTACTCCATCGCACGCTGGGCGCCCGACTCCTTCACCGGCGACAAGCGCACCCTATCCTTCCTCGGCGCCCGCGACACCCAGGGCAACGCCCTCCGCCACCTCGACCCCGATACCTTCAGGGCCCGCTACCTCGACTACCTGGCCAGCGAAGAGGTCTGGACGCGGCTTACGGCTTGGGCCGACACCCTGGACCCTGCCGTTGACCTTACCCTTTGCTGCTGGTGTACCACGGCCCGCCAGCAGCCCCATACCAAACTCTATTGCCATCGCGTCCTGCTCGGCCACGTACTGATGAAACTCCGTCCGGATGTACCCCTTATCTTCACCGACGGCGCCGAGAGGCCTCTGTGGGAGTTCCCCGAATCGTGGGGTGTGCAGAGGCCCGAAGAAACTTCACCCATCTGCACACAAGGAGACGACTAGATGGGCGGCCGCAACCTAGCCACCTATCCCCGCTGCCCCAAGTGCGGCCTCAAGCGGGACGTAAGTTCCCCGCTCACGCGCTCCGGCGAGTGGCACTGCTACCCGTGCGGCGTCTTCTTCACTGTGAAGGATGGACAGTCGGTGGCGGAGGGCCTACCGCCAATCCCCGCAGACATCAAGCGCGTCTACTACTGCCCCATCCACTACCGAGAACACCTCGGAACCTGCCCCTCCTGCATCTACCAGCAATCCCGCCGATAATAGAGGCAGGAGGATCCCATGCCCCACAGCGTACCCGCCTCCGCCTACCTCCTCATCCGCTGCCTCCTCATCGGCGCCGGTACATGGCTTCTCCTCAACGGTGCCGCGGTCTACTTCCTCATCAAAGACCGACTTCTACTGTAGGAACTGAGGCCAGCAGCAGCTCACGGTTGCGAGAGTAATCGCGTAGGGTAAGAGAGTGTGCGATTTCTCCCTTAACCGGCTGGGGCCCCTGGGCGATATTTAGCCTGGAAGCTAATTTTAGCCTAGGGGCTAATGGTCTCTTGCTTTGGTCGGGGCCCCACACAAAGGGTACAAGTTCGTTGGCTGAGTATTCTTGTACCCACAGCGAAGGTACGGAGGCTCCGGGGCCCCTAAGCCGAAAATTGTAACTTTTTGCATGAGACATCAGATACAGAAGCGAAACAGAAGCAGAAACCAAACGACACCGTAGAGATACCAAAGCCATGTCATACCAGAACTAGACCAAAGAACCTCAGAGCAAGAGGCAAGGGGCTGGCAGCCAAAGGATAAGGGGCATAGGCGGATGGACCGGAGGAACCTGGCCCTTGCGTAGCGTGCAACGCAACACAGGATAGGGCATACCCCTTGTCTCTGGTTCGGTGGCTGTTGGCTGTTGGCTGTTGTCCTGGTGCTTTGGGCATGGGGTAGGGTGGCGCAATGGGCCTAGCACTATTAGGGACACAAGGCAATGGGCGCTAGCTCTATTAGGGGCTGAACCTGAGCCCTAAGGTGGTATGCCTTCCTGAAAGTTTCCCGGCCTACCCCCTTGACAAGCGGCCCCGGATGTGCTATCTCTATTAGGGATGTCACTCAACCGTCACCCTAGCCCTATTAGGAATGGGGCAACCGGGCCGATACTAAGAGCGACAAGGAAAAGCCGCATACAGGGGCAGGGATGCCCCCCTCCTTCACAACAGAATACGGGCCTTTGGCCCTTGCCTCTGCCGATTGCCGTATGCGCCAAGAGTAGGACACCAGGAGCGCGGAAACCCAGAATGATGGCTCTGGGCGGCAGAGGCAAGGATCAAAGCAGGAGGGAGAAGCCAACATGCCGAGAGGAAAAGGCGGCTATCGGACCCGCCGGATCGCCAAGTTACAGAAGACAGCACCGCCCGGCGCTCACTTCATCGGATTCGGTGGGAGTAGCATCCGACAAGAGACACTAGTATTCGACATCGATCACCAGGAGTACCGCCTGCCAGTGTTCCCGGACGCCTGGAAGAGCCCGGACGAGATCGGTGCCGAGTACGGATGCATCGGCCTCTTCGATTGGTCTGAGTACGAACCGGATGAGGCTGAATAGGAGCCCTGACCCATGCCAAAAGACAAAGTTGACAACAAGGCACTCAAGTCCAGGTACTCACTGAAGGCGAGAGCTGCCGGGGGACTGTCGAAGCCGCTCGTTCGGGCAGTGACCTACTACCTAGAGCCCCGGTTGGAAGCTAAGAAGGGGTAGAAGGTTCCTCTTGGGTTTGCTTGTTGCTTGCTCGTGGGGTTTGACCCCAAGAGCAACAAACGACGAGCCAGAACGTAAACAGAAAAGAGGGAAGGTACAGTGGCACACCCGGAAGATTTCGGACTGACAGACCCCAAGATGGTGGGGGCGTCTGAATACGCGGCCATCTACGAAACCCTAGTCGATGCTCTGGACGGCTGCGAGGAAGACGTAGCAGACTCGCCCCGTGACTTTACGCTTGCCATCCTGGACGAGTTCATATCCCACGCCCAGGCAATCAAGGCAACAATTATCGCCGGGGGTGCTTAGGAGCAAAGGTCGTATAGCACGGGGGAGGGTGGCCTGTTGGTCTTGGGGGAGGATTCAAGAATCCGGCCCACGTGCCGATACTATAGAGGCCACTAGCAGACGGCGAATCTGCTAACCCGGCCACCTGAAGGGAGAGGGACACCGTGATCAAGGTTCACTATTGCCCAAGCTGCGGGTGTTTCTACACCTGCCGGGGGCTCTGTCAGAGCATCGTGCAAGTGGCGCAATGCCCTACTTGTGCATGTCTGGGAGCGCCCCGGAACGGTGCCGCCTACCTTGCCGCTGTCAGCGGCTCATGGGCGGATGGCAAGGGGCCAGCGGCGGCAAGTCAGATCACCATGCGCCTACGGGATGGCACGGTCTACAGCCTTACCCCGGACGGCGACGTGAGCAATCGGAGTGATGGCCCCAGCGGATTCACCTACTCAGACTGGCGAATCTTGGGCTTCTTACGCCGGTGGAATAGCAACCGCCTTGTGCCGCTGGCCGCCGCAATCAGCGGCGCAGACACAGGCCACGGCTACGTTGTGGACTACGATCACGGAACCCGCCGGGTATGGGGACACCCACCCGGACACCGGCTCGCAGCTCTAGTGGTAGGGGTGGCGCAGTGAGAGCGGGCAGTCCGGGCTTTACCGCCTACTGCCGCTGTCAGCGGCCCATCATGCGCGAGGTCATGGGCATGGTGGCCTGTCTGATATGCGGGTGTAGGGTAGCTAATCCTAATAATGCAAAGCCCGTGGCCTGTCGGCATGGGAGAACGGGCGACAGCGCCCGGCGCTTCCACCTGTAGGCCAGCGGCAACGTGCGCGGCGAGCGCACAGAGGGGAGAGAAGCAAATGACGTACCTGAGCACCTATAAGCACTTCCGCCCACGGCTCCAGCAGGCAATCAAGGCACTGAAGGCCGAGCTGGGCGGGGAGGACTGGGAAGACAACGCCGACGACTACGGCTTCCACCTAGCAGTAGGCGAGGGCGAGGACGCTATCGACCTGTCTCTAATGCTAGAGGACGGCGAAGCGTTTGATGGCGACGATGCCAAAGGGCAGGGGGCGTTCTCATTCAGCATCGTAAGGTGGGGCGGGCAGATCATCTCCCATTTCGTGCCCTACAACTTCACGCCGGACGTTTGGGTTGCCCTGAAGCCCTCCGGCTGGCCGGAGCTAGACGCCCGCCTGGGCTACATAGAGAGCGGCGTCCCGGAGATCGTTGAGACGGTCAAGGAAGCTCAGGCGAGGGGGCCGGGATGAACGCACTAGGATTCGGGTTTGGCCCGCTCTGTGAGCGCATACCACCTAATGCCACGCTCCTAGACGTGGCGAAGATCGTAGCAGACGAGCTACATCAGGCGGCTAACAGTGAGAAGCGGATCGGTACGCTCCGGCATACCGTCCGAGAGTGCCGTGCCGCCCTCCATGTGGCGATCACCAAGGAGGCTGCCCAATGACAATCGAATGCACCCTGTGGCAGTGGCGGCTCGAACAGGCCGCGAAGGAAGTAGAGGGCCAAGCGAAGAGTGAGGCATACATGGCGGCCTGGCGGCTGAATCGGTTGGCTGGCGAGTTAGTGGCCCGACAGCATGTTGGGGAAAGTCCAACTGAGGCGATAGCCCACCGCAGGGATCACGCGAAGGAACAGGCTGAACGCGGCGACCGGGAGGCAAAGCTAGAGTACGAAGCGCTGGCCCGCCTCCTACCAGAGTTAGGAAAGGGGGTAGGCGTGCGCTAGGGCGAGCGGCATAAGATTGTCGGCTTCACCGGGTCCAGTCTTCGACCCTGGCACTCCGGCCCGGATACAGAGCCTCCGGGCCGGGAGCGAAGGCCTAAGAGAAGTGAGAATCGTTGAGCCGCTGAGAAGACTTGTCCTGGGGCCGGACTACCCGGACCCGGCGAGCACCCACCTAGCGCCGGACAACTACACCGCGCCCGTGGGCTTCGACGGTCTGGCGGCCCGGTTCGCACGGCGGGAACCCGCACCGTGCCACATCTGCGGCTCAATCATTCCCTACCAGCACCGCTTCTTGTGGTGCAGCAAGCAGCTAGAGAAGGAAGTTGCAAGGAGAAGGAAATGAAACTCTGGATTCTCGTACACGAGCACAAGCATGGGGTAGACCTCTTCCCAACCCGGACCACGGACGGAGAGCCGCCGGACATAGACCCGGCGGATCGGATAGCACAGGGCGGGTCAATCTTCGAGCCGGATTTAGACGAGACGGCTGAGTGGTACGACCTGGGGGAGATAGAGAACATCCCCGTAGCGTAAGGCGGAAACCATGCTAATCAGAATAGTTGACGGCAACGTAGTGCAACACGTCTGTACGCAGTGCGCCAAGGAGAACGACATCCCCACTGAAGACGCGACCTGGGCGAAAGCCGGGTGGTGTTTCATCTGTGGGTGGGTGCCCGGCGCAGACGTTGACAACGAGGGGCGGCGCCGGTCTGCCCTTCGGCACCTGGACCTAACCGGCACTGAAGCAGAAGGGAGATAGGAAGGAGAAGGTAGCATGAAACGACTCTGGCTGGCAGCCATCATTCCCTTAATCCTGGCAGCGTGCTCCTCAAGGGGAGCACCAATGACACCAGAGGTTGCCCCTACACAGGAAGCAGCCACAGCAACCCAGGCGGCTAGCACGCCTACACCTACCCTAGAGGCCACAGCAATTCCTGAAGCGGTTGCTGACGATGAATTGGCGGCACCTTTCCGCGAAGCAATGGCGCTTGATCCGGCTATCTGGGCGACGGCGTGCGCGACGCTAAAGGAGAATGGGACAGAGGATGTCGCCATTGAAGGCATAGAGCGTGACGAAGCCCTACGGCTCTTGGATGCACTGAGAGGAGCGTGTGAATAGACCCAGGATGGCCCCAAACACATCCCAGGACGTGGCAGCGCCAGAATCTGAAACAGAAGGGAGGTAAGTTATGGGTGGACTGATCAAGGGGCCAGTCACAATCGAAGAGGAACGGGATCGTCTACGGGATCGCAACACCAAACTCCTGGCGGCGCTCGAAGCAGCATTGCCCTACTTGCGATCCTGGAAGGGCCTCTCTGTTGACGTACAGGAGGCCATACAGCGGGCGGCAGGACTGGCGAAGACGGCGATAGAGGAGGCCAAGACGTGGGTCTAACGAGGGCGCGTGAGCTTCTGCGCTTTGTTGACTCGGCACTCAGTCAGCTCAACAGGGCGTGTGAAGACGAAGCGATCAATCACAACCGGAACGTAGAGCAGGCAATCGCCCGCCTGAATGACCTGAAGGGAAGGCTGCAAGCCGACATCGGCGACGGGGCAGAGGCCTTCAACAGCGGGCGGGCGGTGGGAGGAAGGGGCAGAGCATGACCGGAAAAACGGCAGACATTAATGTTACGGGCGGCGGGAGCGTCTTCCTGCTGGCACCCGCAACCCAGGCCGGGCGCAACTGGATAGACCAGCACATCGGCAAAGACAACGGCTATCGGCCCTACTACCCGACCGTGGTAGCAGAGCGCCGCTACGTCCAGGACATCGTAGACGGCATGGAGGCCGCCGGATTGGAGGTCAAGTGATGTTCAAAGTCTACCACCGGGGCAACGGCTACAGAATCTCCACCGGCGACTATCGACCAGCCAACGCCCGGAACGTCGAAGAAGTGAAACAGGCCCTAGCCCACTACTACGAGGTGGCCCACATGGGGCCGCCGGAAGCATACGCCGACATCTGCCCATTCTGTCGGGATATAGCGGCCCGCAAGGGCAGAAGGGAACGAGGGACATGAAGTACACAGTCGTTACAGTCTGGGAAGACAAGCAGTCAGCGGTCGATTGGGTGGAGGCAACCTGTATAGCGGGGGCCATTGCCGCCTCAATCACCTATGCCCAGGATAGGGAGGAGGGGTTGGCCGTCGCCATCTTCGAGGGCCACCACATCGACGTGTTGCAGCCGGAGGATAAAGAGGAGGCCAAGTCGTGACCAAGTACGTCGTAACCTACGTGTGGGAGGAGACCTGCTACGTCGAGGCAGACACCCCAGGGCAAGCGGAAGCCATCGCCGACAACATAGAGATGGTGGCCGCCGACCTGGAACTCCGCACCAACAAGACACGGGTGCGGAAGGCGACCGCCGGGGAGCGGATGGCCCTGGACTTCATCAAGACGGAGGAGGATCAGGGGTGAAGTGCTACCTCTGCGGCTCACCGCACGTCGGCCCGAACGAGGTCCGATACTACGGGGCGCGGGTCTGCATCCCATGTGGTGAGGCGATGCTGAACCAGCACCGGGGCGGACTCACGTTCTTCTGGCATTGGGACTGGCTCGAAGCCTACGGGCTCTGGGCGTGAGAGGAGAGACATGAAGATCAGATTGACCTATCACGCTGAGGTAGAGGTTGAGGTCGAAGGCCTTGCCATCGACGTGGCAGACGACCCCGAAGCCTACCTAGAGGCCGTCACCACCGCCTCCGAGACCATTAAGGCTGAAGAGATCATATCGGCCTTGCAACTGGTTGGAGACGAGCTTGTTGAGGATCCGGAGTGACCGAGAACGGCAAGGGTGAGGGGATCATAGACTTCTGCCAGGGCAGGAGCCGCCGGTGCCCAGGCGGGCTGCGTCTAGTCTACCGCTACCCGAACGAACCCGGCGGCCTCCTGTTCTGCGACCGATGCTGGCCCCACCGCCGGGCCATCCTGAAAGTGAGACGCTACCAAAAGGAGAAGGGGGCCAATGCTTAGGGGCATCCCTCCCCGAACGTCAACTGGCGGTGGTGGCCACCACCTACGGAGCACCGACCCAGTTCGATACCGAACAGGAATCAGTCGCGTCCGAGAAGTGGAGTACGACACCGCGCCCTGGCAGGTCAAGCCGGTGCCCCGGCAGGCAAAACCGGCGAACCCAACCATCAACATCGGGCCGCGCCCGCCGCTCTGTTGTGCCGACTGTGGCGGAACCGGGAGAGACTTAGCTGGCGCCCGGTGCGGTACTGATGGGTTACAGGTCGAGTGTCTGTCCTGTGGCGGCTGGCACCTGGCAAAGAAGAAGGCAGAGATTGAAGACCAAACCGGGGACTAAGGAATACGGGCGCATGAGCCACCCGATAGCGCAGCATGAGAAGCCCGCCCGCGTTGCCCGACGGCGGGGACTGTCGGCAAGTGACCGGCGGGGATTCAGCAGGAAGGGAGAGAGCAACGATGGACATGAAAGCAGTTGAATCCTCCAACATCGCAGCCATCGGCTACGACGCCGAGGACAAGAGGCTCCGGGTGACGTTCAAGAGCGGGGCAACTTACGACTACTTGAACGTCGAGCCGGAGACCCACGCGGCGCTGATCGGAGCCGATTCGGTAGGATCGGCTTTCCATCGCTTGATCAGAACCCACCCTGAGACGTATAATTTCCTTAGAGTGGAGGACTAACTGCCCACCCGACCGGCGAGGCGGGTGACAAGCAGCCTCCACTGCCACTTGAAGGGAGAGGGCCACGGGACTCCGTATTAGCGCCCACGCTTTTTCGAGAATGGCTGACCACGACATCTTACCCGGCGAGGCGGATGCCGTAGTCGAAGACCCTGAGTGGAGCGGCCAGCGGCCGGACGGGAAGCTAGTGCTTTGCCGCGGTGGGCTGGCCGTCGTCGTTAGAGACGAGACGATTCTGACAGCCTACCGGCTGAAGGGAGAGAGACCCCGCCATGCCCCGCATAGGAGCCTACAGACCATCGAAGGCGGCCATGAAGTCCAGGCCCAGCCAGTGCGGACACTGCGGCCGAGAAGGGGAAGAGAACTTCTGGTACGACCGTGACCGCTGGGGCGAGACGTGGACCTGCCTGTGCTGTGGCTGGGTGTTGGATGTGATTAGCACCCTGCCGCTGATAACGACCCGGCCGGTCGGAGGGCGCAGGTGCAAGGAGCCGTCGCTCATGGGGGCAACGCTATGACATGCCTGCGCGGGCTCCTGGCCCTACTCCCTCTGCTCCTGACCGGCTGTTTCCTCCCCGGCCTGGTTATCCGCGTAGACCCCAATGGGTGCCTAGCGAACGGCGACTGCATGGGCGCCGGAACCAATGGCTACAACGCAGAGACCAGGACAATCCTACTCTCCCCGGATGCGCCCGTGGCTGTGCTGGCCCATGAGCTTTGCCATGCCCACCAGCACCAGGTCGTACTTGAGGGTCTTCACAAGGAACCGGACAACACATTGCGGACTTGGTATCTGACGGCGGAAGGCCAAGACTACCTGAAACTCGGAGAGCCGGTCAGGGAGAGTCCACTTGAAGACGCCGCCTGGGTATGCGCGTGGTACTACCTTGACCCTAGCAACCTCACCCTTGCCGAATTGAGTTGGGCCGAAAGGTGGCTGCTGTGAAGCAAGAGGAGATCATCGGCCTAGTCCTAGCTTGCCTCGTGGTCGGAGCTGCCATCGGCACATGGGTCTGGATGCTGGTGAGCCAGGTCTGGTTTGGTGGGATCGTATGGAGCCCCTAGAAGCGCGGCTACTCCGGCTGCTGGCCGGACCCTGCCGCAACTGGACGATGGACGAGTTGAAGGCCACCCTCCACGCGAGCAAGACCGCCATCTGGCGGGCACTCACGGCGCTGGAAGAGGTGGGCTGCATCGTGATAGCGGAGGAGGAGGACTAAATGGACGCCCATTTATTCTGGGAAATCATGGGACTGCTGATCGTCAGTGGCTTCATCATAGAATCCTGCATCGAGGCTTGGCGCAGGTAGTGGACTGCACCATCGTCATCAAGGACAACCTCTGGGCCGTCGCCAAAAGCGACACGCCGGGAGTCCAGGCGCTAGTCCGGGATGCCCTCACCTATAGGCCAAAGGGCTACGTTTACACGAGTGCGTATCGCCTTGGTTACTGGTCAGGAGACATCTGCCTAGTCAAGAAGGATGGCCGGTTCCCCGCCGGGCTGGTGGCCCACGTGGTAGAGGCCCTAAAGGTCAGCGACATCCAGGCCAGTATTGAAGACCGGCGCATCCGCCCGGCGAGCAATGGGGGTCTGTTTACCGAGGAGCCCACCCTCAAGCTCAAGGGCTACCAGGAGCAGGCGGTGACTGCGGCCTGCGCTGCGGGCCGGGGCATTGTCCACCATCCTGTTGGGTCAGGCAAGACCCATGTGCTCCTGGAGATAGTGAAGAGGCTGGGGGTGCCTGCGATTGCGCTGGTCCACAGGAAGGACTTGCTCTACCAGCTCGCAGAGCGGGCGCGGGACATCTACAAGATCAAGGCTGGGATCGTTGGCGACGGCCGGTGGGAAGAGGGAGAGGGGCTGACCGTCGCCACGTTCCAGACCATCTACACACGGCTCAAGGGCGCCATTATTGCCGCTGCTGGCAGAGAACCACCGGATAGGATTGCGGAGTTGAAGGAGAAGGCGAGAGAAACGGCGGCTTGGCTCCAACAATTCCAAGCTGTCCATGTGGATGAGGTTCACCATGTCGAGGCGGAGACCTATGGGTACGTGATGCAGCACCTCCCCAATGCGTACTACCGCTTTGGCTACTCAGCCACGCCCACGAAGAGCGGGGACAAAGGCACCTACCTGACCGTGGTGGGGTGGACCGGGCCGGTGGTGTCACACCTGCCCAGTGAGAAGGGGATAGAGGCTGGGCGCCTTGTACCTGCGGATGTATTCCTAATTGGCCCCCTGCCCGGACGGAAGGCCATCGACTTCGATTACCAGACCGCCTACGAAACCGGCATCACGAAACATAGGGGCCGCAATGATACGATCATTCTCATCACCCAGGCCCTCCGTAAGTTAGGCCCAACGCTCATCCTCGTGGAGAGGATTGAGCACGGGCAACTGCTGGCCGATACTCTCGGAGTCCCTTTTGCATCCGGCTCCACGCCCGGCGACAAACGTGTGGACATTTGGGGGGACATGAGGCAGGGGCGCCTAGATTGCGTCGTAGCTTCGGTAATAGCCGACGAGGGCCTAGACATCTACAACATCGAACACCTGATCCTGGCCGGTGGCGGCCGGGCTCCCCACCGTCAGATTCAGCGGATCGGGAGAGGTATGCGGACGGCGCCGGGAAAGGACAGACTGATGGTCTTCGACTTTGCCGACACCGGATTCTACCTGGGGAGGCAATATCGGTCGCGCCTCCGCACCTATAAAAAGGAGAAGGCCTACACGACGGCCGAAGTGCGGCCGGAGGAGATTGAACAGTGGCTAACGTAGGCAACGGTGGCGGCGACAAGGGGATGGTGTACCACGAGGCCAAGACGCACATCCCTCTGGACGACAAAGGTATCGATGAACAACGGGCGATGGAGCACATCCAGGCCGCTCTCACCGAGGCCCTGACGCACCCTGCGAAGGTAGCCGGGGTGGTGTTCGGGATTATGATGGAGGAGGGCGCCCAGGTGACGGTGCCAAACGGAGCAAAGGCCAGCTCCCTCATAGCGCTTGCCGGTGACTTCCGGTGGCAGGTTCTCTTGGCGCACACCCTGTTGGAAAAGCTCAGTGAAATACAGCAGTGTGACGAGGAGCCGGAGGGCGTTTAAACGTGAAGCTGCATACCCTTCGTAGCATCCTCTCATCGCCGATGCTCATTTGCTGGCCGGACCTGTCGCAGGCGGAGCAGGATCATATCTACCGAGCCCGCCGCCAGATGCGCCAGTGGCGGAAGCGGGACCGGCAGAACCGGAGGGGGTATCAATGAGAGGGGCCTTACACCGCGTACTCCGGCGCCTCTGGTGCTATTTCCTGTGGGGCCCGAACCACCCCTACCGCCGGATCGCGGGCACCACAGTCTATGAGTGCCCGGTCTGCGGTAAGCGGGCGATGGGGAGCACGTTGACGTTCCATGCGTAGAGACAACGACACCTACTACACACTCCAAGCGCAGACCGCCATCGATGCGCTCTTTGGGCTCGTGCCAGTCGGTGGCCATATCTTCGAGCCGTGCGTTGGGAAAGGGAACCTGATTGAGGCCATGAAGGATGGCTGGGGGCGTCACCTGATCACCACCAACGACATCGACCAGGAGGTGGACGCCCACTACCACCTAGACATAGCCAGCGAGTCGGCGGCGGTGTGGCTGAATGCTCAGAAGGGTGGCTTCGACTGGGTTGTAACTAACCCGCCATTCTCCAAGGCATTCGAGATCCTGAAGCAGATGCTTCCCCTGGCGCATGGGGGCGTTGCCCTGCTGCTCAGGCTATCGTTCCTGGAGCCCACCTATGAGCGCGGGGCATGGCTGGCGGAGCACCCGCCGGACCTGATCATCGTGTTACCCAGGATGAGCTTCACCGGCGATGGACACACAGATTCCGTGACCTGTGCCTGGATGGTCTGGTACACCACCCCGATCTATTCGGACATGGCCACCGGCATCCGGGTCTGGCCAAAGGGAGAGAAGACAAGTTGACTGCATACGATTCTTTCTATGAGATCCGCTACGACTGCGTGAACTGCGGTTGGTCGGGGGCCCTCGCAGTTAAGGTGGGCACCTTGGCGGACGGTACAGAATGGTGTCCCCGGTGCGAGTGTCGCACCGCCAAGAAGAGGCTATAGAGGAATAGCCATGCCCATCTTCGAGTACGAGTGTCCACGCGGCCACAAGTTCGACAAGATCGTACCCATCGCTCAGATGGACGAATATCAGTCGTGCCCCGGCAAGCTGGTTGTAGCCGGGCCGCCGGATCTCGAACGTCCACTGGTGGCGCCGTGCCGGGCCCCGGCCAGGCGCATCCCGGTTCCGTCCAGCCCGGCCCACATCATCATACGATAGGAGGGGGAGATGCTTCACCAGAATTGGATTGTGCTCGCCAGGTACATGCCCCCACGAAGGAAGGACCGTGGCCACATTTTCTGGACCGGCGATTCCCGATACCTAGGCATCAACCTAACCGATCATTGGGTTCTGTACTTCAAGGTACGCTTCTGGAAGCGATAGGAGGAGAAGACCATGCCTTATATTCCACACGAAGAGCGAGAGCCATTCGGCACCCCAGCCCGGCGCCTGGGGGTTGCGGCTGTTACGGTAGGACAACTGAACTTCAACATCACGAGCATGATCCTATCCTTCCTAGGACCGCACCCCCACTACCGGGACTTCAATGAGGCCATCGGAGCCTTGGAGTGCATCAAGCAGGAACTCTACAGGCGTATGGTGGCCCCGTATGAGGACATGAAGATCAAGGAGAACGGCGATGTCTACTCCTGACCTGAAGGTAGGCGACCGGGTACGGATGACGGCTGAGGAACGGGAGGCGATTGGGGCCTACTGGGAACACGGCACCCAACCTGTGACGCCCGCTCGTCTCATTCAGGCACGGGTTCATGTCCTTGCCCTCCTTGCCGACCTCGCGGCGGCGGAGCAGCGGGTGGGGGCGTTGGAGAAGCTCATAGCTTGGCCGGTACAGATGGGCATCGTCGTGAACCATCTGGGCTGGGTGGACTGGAAGGCAATGGTACGTGCCCTGCTCGCTCCGCAGACTGCGGAGCCCCCGGAGGGTGGAAGCCGTTGATTCCGTATGAAGGCGCACTAGCACTAGCGAAAGTGCGGATTGCCGTCGCCGTTCTCCGCTATAAAGCGAAAGTAGCTCAGTTTATAGGAGGCCAGCCATGACGATTGAGGACACAGTAGCCAACGTCAAGCGCGTTGCTCAGAGTCATTGCCCCCGCTGTGGGGATGGCCTGATAACACAAATGGCTGCTCGTGCCGGAACACCACATACCTGCCATGACGATGTGGCCGCCGCCCTCGCCTTCGGCCATGCGGTGCTCGACGACGCCTACGGCTTGGCGCACGGGCAGGGCGGAACCGAAGCCCACTGGGAAGAAGTGGCTGCCCGCCTCGCGGCCCTGCTGTCCCCCGCTGAAGGGGAGAAGGAGTGAGAAAGATGTTATTGCCTGTAAGTCGGGTGGCGGTAGTCGTTCAGGTCGCTAATGGCTACTCGGTTGAGGAACTAGACGATGCTGGGGGCGGGTTACTCAGACCGCGCCGCGTACTGGTCTTCGCTGACTGGCCGGGTGTTGGCATGGCACTAATCGACTTCTTTGAGCCGTCAGTGGGACCAGAGACCGAAGTAGGCGAGGAGGCCCGCTAGGCCATCCCTGCCGCTGACGGCGGGGGGCATCCCTAATAATGATCACAATGGTTAGCCTTTCCGAAGCCGCACTTTTGCTTTATTAGGGATTGACAGGTCATCCTAATAGAGGTAGACTAGAACCGAGGAGAAGGGGTCATCCCTTAGAGTCCAGCTTCAGCCCCTAATAACGCTAGGCTTAGAATGGCACGCGTAGGGGGCGCCTCCCTACTAATGCTAGTGGTTTGGGCATAGGTCTCTTGAGTAAAGTACATCACACCTAAATAAAGGGGGAAGATGGCTGCACAGAGAATCGTCTACATCGTCACCTCCGGGAGTTACTCGTCCTACCACATTGAGGCAGCCTACAGTACCCGCAAGCGGGCGGATGCCCACTGTGCCGCCGCCCCACCCAATATACGGGGCGATCCTCCTGAAGTAGAAGAGTGGCCGCTGGATGTTCTAGCTGCCCCCCTTGCCCGCGGCTACCGGCGGTATAGTGTGTGGTTCGCCCCCAATGGCGACCTCGGATCGGCCGAACAAATAGAGTTCGGAGAGGCCACCGACCTTAGCAGCCCGGACCAATATCCGTTCTGTCCTGACGGGCGATTCGGGATCTGCGTCCTGGCCAAGGATGAGGGGCACGCCATTAAGATTGCTGCCGACCAGCGGGCACAGACTATCGCAGAGGCGGTGGAGAAGACACTACAGCAAGGAAATAGGTAGTGGCTATTTTCGGCCCCTGCTGCCAACGGCCGGAGGAGTTCAAACGGATACCGGGCGTCCCGGATTACGTTGCCTCCAACCTGGGCAGGGTGCGGCGGGACACGGCGGGCAAGGGCACCTACGCGGGCCGGATCATCAAACCTGTACTGAGGCCGGACGGCCACCTCTACGTCTATATGCCGCCGGGTAACGGCGACAGGTTGCGGAACACCGACAAGGTGCGGCCCAAAGCCTTGTTTATTGCCGTGCAACGGCTGGTGATGGCGGCGTGGTCGAAGCAGCCGACGCCGGATGCTCGGTGGAAAGACCCGCGGCAGATCATCCACCACAATGATCTGAACCCCGCCCACAACTGCGACACCAACTTGGCGTGGAGGACACGCGCCAAACACCTACAGGAACACAACGCAAGGCGAAGGGAGAGAGATGCGGACGACACTGACGGACGGGAACCAAAGGTATTCCGTGTACGTCCGGAGATCCGAGTGGAGCCCGACCCCTGGGAGTGAGGCGGTGCCAGCCAACACAGTCGGCGAGTTCCTGCACTGGTTCCGCCAGCGCGGGATAGAGTGCCGTTCCTCCTGCCCTCCATTTGATGCCGAGGACGCCGGGATAGCGAAGCGCCTGCTCCTCAAGCACGGCGAGGCGCGGCTGAAGGAGCTGGCCGAGTTCTTCTGGCTGTGGCACTCCGACCCGCTGAAGGATGGAACCTACACCCACACCATGAGGATCTTCGCCCATAAGATACCGGAGTTGGAGACAGCACTGCAATGACTGATGACGTGGCCTACCGCGCGGTTTATCTTCTTCTCCATGACGAGGATTTCCTGCGGGCACACAAGAGCCTGGACCCAAACGTGTTTCCTCCTGGACCCATGCGCTACCTCGCCGACCTCGCCCTCCGGCAGTGGGCGCGTTACCGAAACACAGTCACGGCCTCGGTTCTGAGCCAGGCCCTCGAAGTGGAGTACACCCAGCTCCGGAAGGCACGGGCGACGGAGGAAGCGGTCATCCGCCTCTACTTCGAGCTGGACACCTACGCTCCGGATGCCCCCACACTGCCCTGCGCCCGTGAGGTCTGCGCGGCATGGCTGGCTCAGTATGCCCTCGGTGCCTATGTCGAGCAGGCGGGCGCCGCCCTGGATAGAGGCGACGTGGAGAAGGCCAGAGAGAAACTGAGCACGGCCCTGACTTCCAGTGGTGCGGATGCCGAAGACAACGTGCAGTTGTCCGCATTCATCGGGCAGCCTCCCCGTGGCTTCTCCGGTGGCGCTATCCCCACAGGCCTCTATGACCTGGACAAACTCTGGGAAGGCGGAATCCACCCCGGAGAGTTGGGGATCATACTGGGGCCGACCGGCACAGGCAAGAGCATGATGGCCGTCGCTCTGGCAGTGGAGGCGTACTGGAAGAACAGGAACGTCCTCTACTACACCTTCGAGTTGACGCCCAATCAGATATTGCGCCGTGCCGTAACGGGCATCCTCCAGAAAGGCGCCCGCTCCTTGAAGTGGGGTAGGAACGAGGCGCTGAACACCACCTTATGGCAGGCGGAGTTGCTCCGGGCCAGCAAGGGGCGACACATGAAGGAGCCGCCGACCGCCGACATCGACGTGCGGACGGGACTGATGACCATCCGCGACCTCATCCACGACATCGATCAGTACATTGCCGAAACGGGACAACCTCCCGGACTGGTGGTGCTCGACTCAGCGGATGAACTTGTCCCAGAGCGCCAGAAGCGGCAGGGCTGGGAAGAATTGAAGGAGATCTTCACCACTCTCCGCGGCGAGGTGGCCCAGGGGCGGGAAGTACCCATCTGGACCACAGGCCAAGCCACAAGGGAGGCGGTGGACAAGGCACGGATAAGCCTCAAGCACGTGGGGGCCTCCTTTGCCAAGGCGCAGAAGGCGCACTTTGTCTTGGGACTGGCTCAGACCGACCAGGAACGGGACGACGTGGAGGGGCCGTGGATGAACGTGTTTGTGTTGAAGGACACACACCACGGCACCACCGGCGGTTGGTTGCGCTGTACAGCAACATTCGGCCGGGGGGATAACGGCTTCCCTGGATTAGAGGTACACAGCACGAAGGGCCTCCCTGTGCTGGTAGGAGAGGAACCATGACGAACGAACCAGAATACTGCGCCGAGTGTGGGTTCATCCTTGGCGTTCCGGGTGATCCACCAACCCTTACTTGCCGTCCCTGCGGGCAGAAGGTATGCGGCCACTTCTGCCTGGTAGAACACAAGCGCTACTGTGCCTCATCTCAGGAGGTGAAAGCCCGGAAGATAGCGAAGGCGTGGAGGAAACGATGAGCGACTGCGAACACACCTGCTATCGCTGCTGGTTGACGGAGAAGATGGCAACCATCAAGAGTTGGGTCTTCCACCAGATGCCACTGGGTTGGAGGCACCGGCGCGTCATGCGGGCGGCCATGAAGATGCGCCGCCACTATCAGGCCGCCGGACCCTACCGTTTCCTGGTTGACCCACGGGTGGCGCACCAAACGCGCCGCCTACTGCGGAACATCACACTATCAATGGGGATGCAACAGTTCCCGCGATTCGTCGCCTGGAAAGAAGATGACATAGTAGGAGGTGGCCAGTGATCGATCCTGACGCCCTTATAGAGTTCTTCATCGACGGCGGCATCGAGGCCGAGCTGGTAGAGGACGGCACCGAGATCCGGATTCCTTGCCCTCTGTGTGGCGACGACCGTAGCCGTCTCTACATTGAGGCGGAGACCGGGGTGTGGATCTGCTTCAGGTGCCAGGAGCGGGGAGACCTGTTCGACCTGTTCCACCGGGCCCTGGGCATGGAACCCGCAGAGGCATTCGAGGTCCGGCGCAAGTTACGGTTCCGGGCAGAGCCCAAGTTCCGGTTCGGAGGGGGCGTCCCGGCGCCGGTGCCTGGGGTGACATTGCCGGAGGAGGGTATCCTCTTATCCGAGGCATACTCCCCGATTGACGGCCATCGGGCACGGGTACAAGGCCCTATTGCGTACCTCAAACAGCGAGGGATTTCACTCGACCGGGCGGTGGCGTATGGGATGCAATACTGTCCAGAAGGCCACTACGCCGGGCGCCTCATCATCCCAGTCGAGTACCGCCATCAGCTCTACACGTTTGTTGCCCGCTCCCTCGACCCGGCTGCTGAACCCAAGGTGCTCTACCCGGCCGGGAGCCGCCGGAGCGATGTGGTGTTCAACCTGGACAGGCTGGAGCGACTGCAACACCCGCGCCCGCTCATCATCACAGAGGGCGTCTTCGATGCCTTACGCCTGCCCAACCAAGCAGTAGCCATCCTGGGCAGCCAGATGTCGGCCCAGCAGATAACACTACTCGGCCGCCTACCAGTGGGGTGGCGCCCGTTCATCATCCTAATGGACGGCGATAAGGCCGGGCGGAACGCCAGCCTCCAGATACACCGGGCCCTGTGGTCACACGGCCTGCCGCATGTCGAAGCCCGGCTGCCGGAGGGAACAGACCCAAGCGATGCACCCAGCGATGCGCTCGAAAAGGCAATCCGAGACGCACTTGACAATTTCGCGGGGTGATCTGCCATACTGAGGATGGAGATGAGAAGGCGGCGACTTCCCCCCTTGACTGGGGCACTAATCAACCTCGCTGGTGTCGGCGGACTCTTGGTCTTCTACACGACCCAGAGTATCTCTATCTTCGCCAAGCGCGAGGTAACAGGTCTCAGTTTACCCGCCTTCATTGCCTTGTTCATAGGATGCATGGGGCTCATAGGCACTAGCCTAAAGGCCCATTCCCGCGTCCTGGAAGTGGTCAATCTGGTGGGTGCCGTATGTACCGGCACCACCATTGCGGCGATTATCGCTTGGCAGTAGCTAAAGGAAGGGAGAGAGCGTGAAGAAGTACGCGATCATCGTAGGGCTGGCGGCCCTAGCCGGTGGGCTGGCGAAGGCGGCGACAGTCGTGGGGCTGCTGGGCTTCAGCGCCAGCACCACCGCGTTCCTGGTTGTCGTCATCATCGGCGCCGGTCAACTGGTAAAGGACTACCTGGCGAAGGTGGAGGGCTAGAATGTCGAAGTGCGTCTACCTGGAGCCCGTAGAGACGCTCCTCACCGACAGGGCTGAGGGGCTGCGGGCGGCGGCGGCCATCGAGGAACGGAAGGCCGCGGGCAACATCACCCTGGTCAACCAGTACCGCTTCACTGCCAACGTCATCGACGATCTGAGGGAGAAGATCGCAGAGCTGGCGCCGGTTCCCGGCTACACCAACGAAGCGGCGCAGGAGGAGATGCCTCCGGCGGCGGAGGCGGCAGAGGGTACGACCAGCGAGGACGGAGAGCCCACAACGATTCCACATGGATCCTTTGTCCCATCGGAGGCTGACGTGGATTCCATCTATGAGGCGTTCCGTGAGGTGTTCCGTGCCGACACCACGGCAGCCCCGCCCACAACGGAGGAGAACTAGATGGCTACTTGGAAACGCCCTGATATTGCCGCCTCGACCGAGAGGGCCAAGGCCCTGGCGGAGGGCACCCCATTGTTCAAACCGCAGTCTGGTCCCGGCGGCAAGTGGGCAGACAACTGGATCAGGATCCTCCCGCCCAGGGAGGACATGGGCCCCGATCCCGACACCGGCAAGACCCTGTTCTACTACCCGGTGGCCGTCCACTTCTACGGGGCGAACAGGGCGCCGTTCGTCTGCCTTCGGAAGATGTATGACGAACCCTGCCCTGCCTGCGCCCAGGCGAGGGAACAAGGTGACGGCAAGGGGCCGCGGTGGTACGCGGCCATGAACGTCGTTGAGTTGAAGGATGACGGCACCCCCAAGGAGAACCTTGTCCGCATCTGGCCGTGTCCGCGAACGACACTGGATGATCTGGTGCAGGCCATCGAGGAACTGCCCGAAGACGAACGGGACATCACCGACCCGGACACGGGGCGGCCGGTGCTCATTCGGCGCAAGGGCACAGGGGTACAGGACACCCGCTATCAGGTACTCCTGGCCCCGAACGCGATGCCTCTTGAGGCACCGGATCTCCTGGAGAACATGAACGACCTCGTGGCTAACTACGAAGTGCTGACCGCAGAGCGGATGATCGAACTCCTAGCGGGCCCGGCCGATCCCTTTGCAGTGGCCGCTGGACCGGCGGCCCGGCCTCGGTTGGGCACCGGCCTGCCTCCTCCGCCCGACGATGTGGTGGAGGGTGAGGTCCGCGAATTGGCACCGGAGCAAGAGGAAAGCGCACCGGCCCCTCGCGCACCGAAGGCGCCGGTGGTGAAGACCCCGACCGCAGAAGAGGAAGCGAGCAGAACCTCGCTCCGAGAGAAACTGCGGAGAGCGCAGAAGGATACGGCAGCGACCGAATAGGGTTCTCGCGGCAGGTGGACCGAGGACGGTAGGGTGGGTTGGCCCAGGCTGCACGTGCGCGTAGGCCTACCTGCCGCAGACCATAACATAGGGGCGGCGAACCCCGACCTTCGGAGGGAGAGAGATGGCGCGGAGGAAGGCGTCCCCGCCAGAGGACGCACCAGGCACATTTGAGGAGCGTCTCGCTGCCAAGTTTCAGCTAAAGCTCGCTTCTCAACCCCTCACCTCGGACATAGCTGACTACATCAGTACCCAATGCGCGATGCTGGACTACATCATCGGGCAACCGGGTATCCCCGTCGGCCGTGTCACCGTGTTCTACGGCAAGGAGGGGGCCGGGAAAAGCTCCGTCGCATATCACATCTTGGCGGAAACGCAGCGCCGAGACGGGTTGGCGATCCTCATCGACGCCGAGCATCGGTACAGCCGAGACCGGGGTGTACGCCTCGGCCTCATCCCCGCCCGGCTGGTCATGCCGACGCCCACAACCTTAGAGGCCTGCTTTAAGGACATCGAGGAGATCATAAAGTGGGTCCGCGAGGAAGACCCCGCCCGTCTGGTGTCCATCGTCATTGATTCGCTCTCGGCGCTGCCCGCACAGAAGCAACTGGAAGCCACCATTGAAGACCAACCTCAACCGGGACTCTCGGCCCGAACGATAAGCCGAGAGATGCAGCGGTTGGGGCCGATGCTGGCCCAGTACAGAATCGCGCTGGTCATCGTGAACCAACTCCGCCAGCACCTAGACATCATGGGTGATCCGCGGAGCCGGGAGCGTCGGAAGGCCATGAAACGTAACACGATGGCTGGAGAAGGTGCCCTGGTCTTCTGGGGCTCGCTGCTTGTGTACTTCACGAGCACCGGCGTCATCAAAGAGGGGGATGATCCGGTCGGCATTTCGGTGCGGGCCGAGATCCGCAAGAGCAGCATCGCCCCAGAGGGAAAGCAAGGGCTGTTTGACATCTACGCCATCGACGGCGTGGACAACGTGAGCAGTCAACTAGACCTACTGGAGCGACTGGGGCTCGTCACACAGGCCGGATCTTGGTACTCGCTCGATGGCGTCAAGTTTCAGCGAAAACAATTTCCTACTGTCTTGGCGGAACGGCCGGAATTGCTCCAGAAGATACAAGAAGCGCCTTTGTTGTGGCGGCCGGACCCGAATGAGAAGGCGGAGGAGACCGCGGATGTCTGAGCCTAAAGGTTTCCTGGCGTCCTATCACACGACTCTGACTCAAGCAGGTGCAGAGGATATTACTATGCACTTCCAGCGTGACCACCCAGGGGCGGTAATCCACATTAGATTCGGGGGCAGGCTGGCCGTCCACTACATTACTGCCCGTGATCTTCGCCAGGGGACAGCGGAACAGGGCGTAGAGGCCGCCCGTGCGGTACTGAAGGAAATGGCTGATGGTTAGTGGTGGGCTGCTTGATGAGGTAGATCGTCAGTACCTAGACGACCACGCGTATGAGTGGAGTCATGAGATCTACAACTGGACTTTGCAACAATTTCTGGAGTGGCTGGGGAAAACTGTTCGGCTCGATGAGGTCGAGTGCAGAACGTTAATGGAAGTCTTGGAGAAGGCCCAAAGGGTTCGATTCATCATACGGACGATCGAAGATGACAATTGGCCTTCTAAGTCTACCGCTAGTGGGGCCTACAAAAAGCGCCCAATTTCCCCAGGGCTACGTCGAGCAGTATTCCAACGAGACGGTTTTCGTTGCTGCCACTGCGGTTCGCAAAATCAACTGAGGGCGGACCATATCATTTCCGAATCCAACGGTGGCCCCACGGTACTAGAAAACTTAGAGACGCTTTGTAACTCCTGCAATTCTCGCAAGGGCAGAAGGAATGGCCAACGTCATCTTCCGTTATGGCTGCCGGAGATGGGTACAGATGCCTAGAGACGACTTCCGCTACGACAGCCAAACCCACTCCTACTACCTGAAGGGACTCCGCATCCCCGGCGTCACCCAGGTTATGGTCGGCATCAATGACTTCCTGGGGATCGACAAGGACATCATGGACGCGGCCCAAGAGCGGGGCACCCTGGTTCACACAGCTACCGCACTCTATGACCGGGACGCCCTGACGCTGGAAGAGATGCAAGCCGATCCGCTCCTCGAACCCTACGTCCGCGCCTGGGTAAAGTTCCGGGATGATGTCCTGTTCATCCCGGAAGGTATCGAGGTTCAGGTCTACTCGACCCGGCATCGCTACGCCGGAACCATTGACCGCATCGGCAAACTCCGCGGGGTGCCCGTGGTCCTGGACATCAAGACGGGCGCCGCACTCAACCCGGTAACGGCACTCCAACTGGCGGCTTATCAGGTCGCCTACAACGAACTCTATCCCAAGGCAAAAGTCAAGGAGCGGTGGGCCGTCCAGCTCGGCGCCGATGGCAAGTACCGCCTTTACCAATACAAGGATGACGCCGGTGATTGGTCCGCGTTCCTGTCGGCGCTAACCCTATACAACTGGCGGAGGAGAAACACAAAATGACACTTGATCCCAACGACAACATGAAGGTTCAGACCTTCACGGCCGACACCGAGAAGATGCTTACGGCCATCCCTACCGAGGTTCATATCGTAACGGCCGATGACTACGAGGACGCAGCGGCCATCCTTCAGCGCATCAAGGGTCGGAGTAAGGAGCTGGACGAGCTACGCCGCTCCTTGACACGCCCCATCGATGAGACCAAGAGAAGGATTATGGCCCTCTTTGAGCGACCTATGTCCCTGCTGGTCAATGCTGAGGCGGCCATCAAGCACGGCATCCTTGGCTACCAGAGAGAACAAGAACGTCTCCGGGCCGAGGAAGAGGCACGGTTGCGTGAACTGGCCCGCAAGGAGCAAGAACGCCTGTTGGCGCGGTCACAGCGGGCCGCTTCCGCAGGTAAGGAGGAGATGGCCGAAACCCTGGAGAACCAGGCGGCCATGATCACAGCCCCTATCGTCGTGTCTGACACGCCCCGGATCTCCGGACTATCGACACGGCAGACCTGGCACGCCGAGATCGTTGACTGGACGGCCCTCATCCGGGCCGTGGCCGAAGGTCATGTGCCAGAGGCCGTACTCCTACCCAACATGATAGTCCTGAACGCCCAGGCCCGCGCCCTGAAGAGCGCCCTCGATTATCCGGGTGTACGGGCTGTACCGGAGCAGGTAGTGGCCGCCGGTGGGTCAAGAGACCTCGCCCCGCCCCGGCCGAGGAGCTAAGAACGATGTCCAGTAATACCCGCAAGTATCGTGTCCGTGTACGCGCCACCATCATCGGAGAGGTAGATGTTGCCGTCTACGGATACGATGAGAACCACCGCATTGATTTCGCGGCTAGGGAAGCCATCAACAAGAGCCGCCGGGTGCAGATCAAGAACGCCCGGCGCCCGATCACCGGCGGCGAGATCGAGGTGCTGACGGTCGAGCCCATTGCGGAGATCGTGTCTTGAGAGTGGCGGGAATCGATCCTGACTCCCATGCCGTAACCATCTTCGTCGTTGACAACAATGGCCACGACGACACGCTGGTAGACCGTCTGCGCCTGGAGGCGAAGGGACAGCGGGCAGAGGATCGTTTCCTGGGGCTCGTTCACCAGATGCAAGAACTTCTGCCCAACAGTCTTCTCCAGGGGTGCAACTTCATCTGGGTCGAGCGTCCGTTCGTCGGCCCCAACCGGAAGGCCGCCATCGATCTGGGGATGGTGGTGGGGGCCCTACGCTACGCGATAGATCGGTTGGGAGTTCCACACACACTAGTAGACCCCTCAACCTGGAAGAGTGCCATGCTCGGCACCAACCGGGTGAGTAAGGAAGACATCAAGGCCTGGGCGATGGCCCGGTTCGGTCTTCCCGACAATCTGGTTCAAGACGTGTACGACGCATCCGTAATAGCCGCCTTTGGCCTAACGAGGTTGACAGGTGGACACCAATAACGGCCACTGTCCTAATGGACTCCCGCACCACTGGCTCCTGAGCGATCCGGAGTACGTCTGGCAGGATGGGAAGTACATGGAGTTGACGCACCAGACCTGCCTCCACTGTGACGCAAAGCGGGACAACCTGTGTCCACTGGTGCTGGAGTCATGGGTGGACGGCATGGTGATCGACCCGATGCACAAGGCCAAGGTTATGGTGGAGGCGGAGGAATAGCCGATGCCTCCCCCGCCGGACTGCCAACGGTGCCCCGCCCTAGTTAAGTGCCGACGTAACGTCGTCGGTGGCCGCGGAACGCCTGGCTACATCATGTTCGTCGGGCAGAGTCCGGGTGAGGAGGAGGATCTCCAAGGCAAGGCGTTTGTGGGCCCCAGTGGGCATCTCCTCCGTCTACTCTGCGAGATGGCCAGCATCTCTCCACAGACCGTCTACTTGACCAACGCCGTCCGTTGTCACCCGCCCGGCAACCGGCGCCCGACCGTGGCCGAGATCCGGGCCTGCCGACCGTACTTGCTGGAAGAGTTGCAATCAGTCAAACCGGCGATCATCGTCACACTCGGAGACGTTGCGCTCCAAAGCATCTATGGCCAGACCGTGACTTTGAGTTCGGTTCTTGGCCAGACGCTCACTCAGCCAGAAACAGGCACCCCATTCATTCCCAGCTACCATCCGGCCTTTTTGTTGCGCGGCCAATGGCACGTGGCCGACACCGTGCAGGCCCACTTCGAGAAGGCCCTCCGCATAGCGTCGGGAGAGCTGGGTCAGCCCCGCCTTGGTGATTACTCCGCCATCACCACGCTGGCCCAGCTCACCGACCTTAGAGACTACCTACTCCATCCGTCCACCAAGGAGATCGCCTTTGATACCGAGACCACGGGACTCGATTGGCGGCACGATGAGGTACTCTGCATCAGTTTCTCAACCGAGCCGGGAGAGGGATTTGTGGTCCCGCTCCTATCGCACCAGCGGGTGGCAGCAGACATCGTGGAGATCAGCCCGCGGGTGGCCAAGAACCTACTGGAGAACAGGCGCCCACCGAAGACACCGGCGGAGATCATCTTCATGTCCGCACTGCCATCCGATCCTCCCTACCTTGTGGAAGTACCGAAGTCCGAGGTTGACTCCCACTGGGCGGACGACGAATGGCCCCAGGTCATCGCCATCCTGAAGGAGATCTTTGGCAGTGACAAGAAGAAGGTGGGTCAGAACGCGATTTTTGACCTCAGATTCCTTGAGAGGCGACCGGAGTGGCCATTCGTGACGGCCGCCACCGCTTTCGGCATCGAGATCAAGGGCCAGATTGAAGACACCATGCTCCTGCACCACGCGGTCGCAGAGACCGCCATGCCGCCGGAGGCACGGAAGACCAAGCGCAGTAGCCTCACCATCCTGACGGCTCTCTACACCGATATGCCCTACTACGAGGCAGAGGTCAACGCCGTCAGCAGCAACAAGCGGAAGATGTCGGCGGCCCCGGACGACGTACTCTGGAAATACAGTGCCGCCGATGCTGACGCCGTGGAGCGTGTGGTTCCCGTCCTTCGGGCAAAGGCCGATGCCGAAGGTACACGTTGGGCATCAGAGGCGATCATCCAGCCACTCATCCGCTGCTGCTGGGAGATGGAGAAACGCGGCGTCCTGGTGGACGTGGACTACTTTGAGAAGCTCTGTGCCCACTACGCGCAGCGCATCGCGGACGCGGAGGCACGGCTTTGGGCCATTCCCCTGCCGGAGACCAAGCCGCCCTGGAATTACATGTACCACAAGAACCTCCAGCGCATCCTCTTCGAGGAACTGGGGTTGCCAAGGAGCGGCTTCAAGACCGACGGTGGCCGCGGGTGTGAGGCCTGTGACGTGGGCCTCTGCTTCGAGCATGAGCAGACCGGGGCAGACGCCCTAGCCGCCGTCCGTGCCCAGGCTGACCATCCAATCCTACCCATCCTGATGGAACTCAAGGAGTTGCGGAAGGCGAAGGGCACCTATCTTGATGGCAGCAACGGCGCGGGGGGCGTTGCCCGCTACATCGAGTCAGACAACCGTATCCGCAGTACCTACCGGCCGGGCGGTGCCGAGACCACCCGCCTATCCTCAGCCGAGCCAAACATGCAGAACGTCCCGGCCAATGTGGAGATCCCAGAGTTGGGGACCAAGGACGCCTTCCATAGGACATTCACGGCACCGGAGGGCTTTGGCCTTATGACCGCCGACTGGGGCCAAGCGGAGGTCTGGGGGCTGGCGTACATGGCCGGGGACGACGGCCTGTTGAAGGTGCTCGCCAGCGGCCAGGATGTCCACTGCTACATCGGTCGTGCCATCTGGCCGGTGGACCCGGAGATGACGGACTTCGAGTGGAAGGAAGCGCACCCCGAACTCCGGCGCCATGCGAAGACGCTAGTATTCGGCATCGGGTACGGCCTCACCGACGAAGGAATCGCCGACCGGCTCGGTTGCAGTCTGGAAGAGGCGCAGGAGATCCGGATCCGGTACATGCAGGTCGTGTCCAGCCTGCCTACCTACTTCGCCCAGGCGCGGAGGGACGTGATCGAATTAGGCCACCGCGACAACATCTTCGGCCAGCGGCGCCACTTCCCGGCGGCGTCCCTACTCAAGGCCATGCGGCGGTTCAACGATTTGGAGGGACTTATAAGAGAGGCAATCAACTATCCCATCCAGTCAGGTTGCTCGACGCTGCACAGCGCGGCACACTATCTCACTGAGACGGCGCCCGCCCTGAAGAAGCGCCAGTGTTACCCCGTGATCTCAGTCCACGACTCCATCACGTTCGAGTTCTACTGGCCGGACCACGCCTACGCGGAGGAGACCGCCCGCGTTGTCAAGAGTCTATGGGAACAGACAGCACAAAGCCTAATCTTGCCTAATGGATCTAGGTTGGGCTGGTCCATCCCGGTCGAATTGGACTGGGGAAAGACGTGGGGCGATCCGGAGTACAAGTTGACGGCGCGGGGAGACATCCTCGACCTGCGGAAAGAAGACCAATAGCAGCGAAATATGTTACCCTGAAAGTGTGAGAAGGGCCCACGGTGGGCGGCGAGCCGCCGTAGGCCTGTTACCCCGAAGGGAGAGAGCCCGTGCGTGGGGAACGACCCTGCCAGTTCCCTGGCTGCGGCGAGATCTTCGCCCCGCCAAACCCCAACTCCAACAGCAAGTATTGTCCCAAGCACCCAGGCGGCCGCATAGCCGACAAGCCTGCCGAACCGCAAACCGATCTATCTGCGGAACAACTGGACCGCCTATCTGGATTTCTCCGGGAGAGGGCGCCGCTACTGCCCATTCCCCCCAAGATCTTTGCCACCCGTATCGAGGAGATGGGCTTCGATACCCCCCAGGAAGGCGTGGCCCTCTTCTCGGACCTCCATTACTACAGCCAAATAGATCGCCGTGTGACCGGCATCTGCGAATACAACATCGACATCGCCAGAGACCGTATGGCCCGCTGGCGGGACGGTCTCCTCCGGTTCACCCAGATGAATCAGCTCTGGGTGCCCCTGGATACCCTCCACATATTCGCCTTGGGGGACGAATTGGAGGGTCACGGCCGTATGTTCCCAACGCAGGCACTCCAGATGTCCGAGTCCCTGCTCTTCCAGGTCATGGGGTTCGTTGAGGACATGACCGACGTGCTACTTTCCTTCCTGCGCCGCTACAGGAAGGTCGTCATCTACAAGGTCGTGGGCAACCACGGGCGGACGGCAGAGCGGGCGCGGGATTCCTACGGCCCTGACAACGCCGAGCTGTTTGCCTGGGAGATCATCGCCGAGCGTATCCGCGGTGCCTGTGGCGGCACTTGGCAGGAGACGGCGGATGGGGTACACGCCCTGACCGGCGGCTCCATCGACTTCCACCTCCACCGCAGTTTCTTGGCCAAGGTGGACATCCTTGGTTGGCGCTGCGTCGGGCGGCACGGGCATGGCATCAGGGGCCTTGATTCAACGTATGTTGGGGCACTCGACAATAAGTTGCGCCTCAACTCTGTCCTGGGCGAAATCATCCACTACTACTTCAAGGGCCACCTGCACGAGCGCCAGTCCGCCGAGTCAGAGATCGGCGGCGAGGTGATCCAGAATGGCTCTTTCGTGGGCCCGTCACTGCTAACCCTGGAAAGATCGCGGGCGGCGGCAACCCTGCCAAGCCAGGAGTTCATGCTGTTCCATCCGCGGTACGGCAAGACGCATCAGCACACCATCCATCTCGCCACGGCTGAGGAAGTCCGGCAGGTGCGGTGGATTGGGGAGGAGAAGGAATGAGGTTCTCACTGTTCTTTACCCTGGGCTACAACGTCCTCGGCCTGGGGCTCACTCTCGACTGGACGCAGGACGACGCTGGTTTCGAGCTTCAGCTCGGTCCCCTGAACATCTGGACCGCCAAGGGCTGGGGCTGGACGGTCAGTTTCCTGGGCCGGAAGGTCGGGGAGTCCCCCATACCGTAGGCCGATGTCTGACGAAGCCAACAAGAGCGACCGGGGGAAACTCCGCTACGATCTCCTCCCGCCATATCCCCTAGAGAAGTTGGCCGAGGTTTATACCCTGGGTGCCAACAAGTACGGGGATCACAACTGGCGCAAGGGAATGGCCTGGGGGCGTATCATTGCCGCCCTCTTCCGCCACCTTGAGGCCTGGCGGCAGGGACGTACCGTCGATCCCGAAGATGGCCAACACCCCCTGGCCTCGGTCATCTGGTGCTGTTTCACCCTCATGGAGTTCGAGCGCCTTGGCATTGGCTATGATGACCGACTGCCCAAAGAGTTGGTGCACATAGGCTCTTTGTCACCCGAACAGGTGGCACGTTGGAGACCCTAAAGGAACACCAACCATGAAGCGACTACTCGTTTACGTCGCGGGACCATACACACCGAGAGGTGGCGGGGACATTGACGCCCAGATGCGGGAGGTGGAACACAACCTCCGCCGGGCAGTCGAGGTCGCCGAAGAGATAATCCTACGTGGGCACATCCCTATGATCCCACATACCCACACGTATGGATTTGGGATGCGGACATCGCTGCCGCAGGCCTCCAATCTCTACTACCAATGGGACAAAGAGATTCTGCGACGCTGCGATGCCATCCTCCGCTATGACCGTTCTTTCGGCGCCGACCGGGAGTGGCGGTGGGCCGGGGAGTTCGGACTCATCCGCGTCAGCCGCGCCGATGAACTACCAGAAGGAACGTCCTTACTACGGGAGGTCATCTGATGACAACAGCCGCAGGCATCTGGGCGTGGCACAACAACTACAGCACCCTGCCCCTGGCGAAGTGCGTCGAGCGGGCGCAGCGGGCCAAGATCGAGGGCGTCATCGTCAAGTACGGGATGCCCGCGACGGAGAAAGCCTACACTGCGGGCGGCATCCGGTGGGCGACGGAGCGGTTTGCCTCCGCCAACAATCCTATTAGTGAAGGCAACAAACTGGCTGACGCTGTAGATGCGGGGGCCGCCTTTGCCGTCATCAACGCTGAAGAAGGCGGAGGTTGGGGTCCACTTGCGGACACTGGCCCAGCGATGACGACTCTCATCAATACTTTCCGCACCCGCCATCCCAGGGTTCTGCTCTACGCCTCCATCGACACACGGAGCGACCGCTTGAGTCATCCCTACCAGCAGGTCATGTTGCATCGGTGCGATGGCGTAATGCCCATGATCTACCCCGGAGCCTTCCGCCCGTCGCAGCCAGATGGGTACATCACACTGGCTATCGTGGACTGTCTCCAGGGCAAGAGCTTCGGCGGCCTGCCGGTCTTTCCTACGCTCCAGTCTTACCCCTGGGAGTGGCCGAAAAACTCTGGCCAGATCCGCACGATGGGACCGGAGGGTATCCGCCTCCAAGCGACGGGCGCAGGTATCTACTTCCCGGAGGGTATCAGCTTCTACACCATCCACCACGCCACGGACGCCGAGTGGGATGAGGTCTGCAAGTTGGTTCACGCCAGCAGCCACCCGCCCCTGGTGGATGAGGCCGCCCTGCGAAAAGCCTACATGGGGCTGGCATCTGAACTTCTGGCCTTCCAGCCCGACTCGCTACAGCGGGTGGTGAACGCGGCGGCTCGCGTCTTTGATACGAGGCCGACGGTATGAGCTACTACTATGGCGCCGGTGGCTTCTACACCAACTGGCGGAAGAGGATTGCAGACGAGTGTGGGATACGTGTCTACGACCCGCAAGGAAACAACCAGGATGCCGTGTTCGCATTCGTCACAGGTGACTTCCATACCATTAGGTCTCCTGATTGCATTGGCGTGATAGCCCTCATTCCAGCGCCGCCGACCCGTTGTTTGGGAACATCTGCCGAAATCGGCTTCGCGGCAGCCCTGGGGAAACGGATTCTACTGATCACCGAAGATCCGGTCCCGGACGCATTCCTATTGGGCTGCGCCAAGCGGGTGTTCTTCGGGATCGATGCCTTCATCGCCTGGTTCAACGACCGGAAGGCGAAAGGTCTACCCATCCTGTGATCGACGATAACAAGGCCCTAGTGCCACTAGAGGGAGAGGTCGTCTCGACGGTCGAGGACTACCTCGGCGATGAGCGTGGGCTCCAGCGCCGCGGGCCGGATGGCCTCATGCTCGTCCAGCGCCAGTGGCTCCAGGAACTTCTGGTTCACGGGAGCTGGCGGAAGGCCTGCACCGTCCTGCAAATCAAGGAGCGCAGGGTACGCGGCTGGCTGGATCGGGACACCGCCTTCAACGCAGCCTACGACAACCTCATCAGCCCGGACGATACCAAGTTCACCAAGCGTGAGATGGAAGTAATGTCGGGACGGGCGGCGGGTATGTATGACGAGGCGCTGGATGCCGAGCGCGGCCGCAAGATCAAGGCCGCGTGCCCTGACTGCGGCAAGGAGTTCGAGGTCGGTTACACAGTACCGGACTGGCGGATACGTCTCCGGGCGGGTGACACGATCCTGCGGGCATCCAAGATTCTCCAGGAGACCAAGGAGATCAAGGGCACCATCTTCGACATTCACCTGACCGGCGATGAGGCGATAGCGTTGCTTGCCATCAGAGCCGGGAAGCCGGTGCCGGAGGCGGCGCGGGCCAAGTTGCGGGCCAAGGGGATCGAGGTTTAGGTGAGTGAGGAGAAGATCACCTACCGAGTCCGCGGCGGACGAAGACGGCGCACTCGTACCGGCAGTCGGCAGGAACTCATAGACCGATGGTATGCCGACTGGACGGAGGAGAAGTTAGAGGAGCACGGGCGCCGCCTAGCCAACCGGCTTCTAGCCGTGGATGAGGTGCTGTTGAAGCGGTTTGGCCGCCCCATACTCAGTCCGAGCGGACGCGGCATAGTCAAACTCCTAGTGGGGGCACTATGAGTGGGTACGACATTGCGCTGGTGGCTTATCTGACACTCACGCTCTGGGCGTTACGCTGGTGGTGGAGGGTGATCAGGTCGTGAGCGACAACCGTCCCTACGGCATTCACCGCCTCATCGACCCGGCCGGAACCACAGACTTCATGGAGAGGCTGAAGGCGATGGGATTCCACGATGCGGATCCTGTCGGCGTGGCGGTAGACGACGAACAGATCATCCTGGCCCAGGAGAAGGATGTCTTCATTCTCCCACGCGACGGGGGCGGGGACTATGCCCGATTTGCGCTGGCTGCCGCGATCATGGGCGCCTCCCCGCCCCGCCTGGTAGCACTCGATGCGGCGGAGACACTGGTGGGATTGATGCACGCCCTCTCTGCACCATATCCAGCCGGGGAGTTCTTCCTCCGGCTGTCGATGTGCATGTTGGGCGACCTTCGGGCCTGCGCCTACAACACCGGCGGGGCACCGGCACCGACCGGCATCTCCCTCCAGGATCAGGCGTTCACCGCCCGGCTCCTAGAGCCCCAACTACAGTGGGAGGCACCTTCGTATTATTTCGCCGTCTCGCTACCGCTGGCTCGGCTCCGGGCGGAGTGGCGTCTGTTCGGACTGGATGCACCGCCGGACTGGTGGGTGTCCTACTCCGATCTCTGGCTCCATGTCCTTCGGCGTTACACCGGCGACCCAACCCTAGAGTGGCTCTTCACCGGCGGCCACGATCCACTGACCGGACTGGCTGGACTCTTCGAGTGGCCGCCCGACGTGACGAAGGCAGTCCTACTGTGGCACATCTGCGGCCGGTCGGTGGACGTGATGGCCGGAGTGGATGCGTCCTTGGTTGATCGGCTGCCGGACAACCTCCCGGCGGTCGGAGACCAGTGGAACAAACGTCTCCCCAGCCTGTGGCTCGGCATCATCACTCTCATGCAGTCCTACCAGCGCGACCGCCTGGCGAGGACACTCTACGGCCGCAAACTGCATGGCGGTCTCCACCCCGGCGTGGCCAGCGCCCACACCATCCTGGGCACCGTCCAGGACATTATGGAGGTGGCCGCCTGTACCTTCTGGAATAACAGACCGGGCCCGACGGTGATGATACGAGACATTGAGACCGATCCCCTGTCGGATCTGCTCCGTGTTTATGGCACAGGGCCCAAGAATACCGAGGAGAGTACCCGGTGGATAGAAGCACTGACCGACCTGGCGACCCTAGCCAACCCCCTGGGGCTGGAGCCACTGAAAGTAACCGTAGTCGAGGCACCCCCCGCGGGCCAGGCAAAAGAGGCGTTGACTTCCATTTCAAGTGGAGATTTGGCCACGACCCCAACGACCCCGACGCCACCCCGGAAAGCCCCTGGCGCTTCATCAACTGGGATCCGTACACCGAAACGCCGCCGAACCAGATCAAGGAAGTCGTCGGTGGCCCCGAAGCCTTCCCCTGTGACCGCTGTGGGGCCATTATGCGAATCGTCGCCAAGAAGAAGCCAACCGAGATCATTGAGACCTCGGACGTGATCCGATTGGGGGAGAAGGTGGACAGAGCAAAGGTCAACACAGACGACATTTTCCTGGTCTGCTGTCCGCAGTGTGACAGGCGGATCCAGATTCCCGGACGGTTCCTGCGGGATCTCAGACGCCGGACGCTAGGCAGGGTGTGACCCGTGTGCCCACAAGTTAATGTTACGCCAACTGCGCCCGTCTCTGGACGGCGGCGCGGGCGTCCACCGGGAAACGGCGCTGGTTTAGGGATTGCTGTGGCCACCCGCCTGACGCCCGAAGAGTCGGAGGCCCTTGACACCCTAACCCAGAAGATGGGCTTCAAGAACCGTGCTGAGACGATCCGCTTCATCATCCAGTCTGTGATCGGGGAGTCTGTCGGGTAGGATATGACGATGCCCTGGCTAGGTTTCAAACATAGTGTCCTCTCCCGTGCCAAAATAAGTGCGGGTGCGATGGGCAACCAGAATGCGCGAGGCAACAAACACTCTACTGAAACCCGCGCCAGGATGAGTCTCCGCCACATACGTCATGGTCACGGCAGGCATAGTGGACCCTCGCTAACCTACTATTGTTGGAAGGGCATAATCCAATGTTGCCTCAACCCCAACAACAAAGCCTATATCTACTACGGTGGCAGGGGCATCACCGTCTGTGAGCGGTGGCGTTCCTTTGCGGCCTTCTTAGAGGACATGGGTGTGAAACCGGAGGGGCTCACCATAGACCGAATTGACAACGACGGCAACTACGAACCTGGGAACTGCCGTTGGGCGACTCGGAGTGAGCAGAACCGGAACCGGCGTCCAAGAACACTGGGAAGGTGAAGAAATGAGCCAGATAGACTACGCAGACCCATATCGAGACCGGCGGCTCCACGAACGGGGCGTACACGAGCACGAGAAGCCCACAAGGATAGGGGCGCATACCCCCGCCTGCCCACGGTGCGGGTGCAAGGATGGGTACAGGGCCAAACAGATCATTGGCCGTCTGGGGTGCGCCTGCTCCTGCCACGTGGACACCACAGAGACATGAGCCAGAAAAACAAGGCCCCGGCCAAGTTCAAGTTTGCCGGAAGTCTCTCACTGCCCGCCGACATCTGGCGACCGGACAAGACGACGTTCAAGATGGTTGATGCCACGGCGGATAGTCGCACCGGGCTGTTCTCAGCCGCGGTGGGGGCCATCATGCAGGGTCTCGGCTGGACTGATGGCGAGATGCTGGTGGGACTTCTCATCGACTTCCTCAACCGCTTCCCGGATGAGGCACGGGTGGCCTTTGCCGCCGGGATCATCCAGGGACTCGGCGTGATGGTCCAGCGCCGAGACGAGTACCTCATGGTGGATCTGGTTCGGCTCTACAACACACTGGCGGTGGGACCGGACGCTGAGAAGCGGACGCCCGGTGGCTTGATACTACTGGGGAGATAGCCTTGCCAAGCGACAAGAGCCGGGCCAAGAAGGTTGAGGAGGCCACCGAGGGTGTCCTGCGCTGGCTGGGCTTCCTCCAGCAATATGCCCTCCGTGTCTCATTCGTGGATCAGTTCGACGACCCAAGTACGGACTCCGACCAACCAGACTGCCGTGTAACTCATGGCTACCCTTATGCCTGGGCGAACCTTACCTGTCGTAGGGATGTCGTAGACCAAGCAGATGCCGAAACCCTAGAGCAACTTGCTGTCCATGAGGCGCTGCATGTCCTCCTGTTTGCTCCTCTTGATGCGTTCCTTCGGAAGTGCCGCACGAAGAAGGAGCTGGAAACCTACAACGAGCAGCAGGAACGAATCGTAGATCTTGTATCCCATTACCTAGAGCGGCGCCGCCCCAAGTATGGCTACCACTCCAGCGGCGTCCCGAACACAAAAGGTACGGCCAAACAACCAGCCAGGAAGAGTGTCAGGTGAGGTGAGGTGAGGTGAGGCATGCCTAAGAACGGAGACCACTGGCCGCAGTGGTGGGGCGTCACCTGGACGATCATCCTTGCGTTCGCCTCGGTGATGGAGTTTCTCCACTTCCGGCGCGAGTGGGGCCAGCGGGACTACAGGAACATCCTGGGGCCATTCTTCATGGCCGTCGGCCTCGGTTACATGGCCTCTGAAGCAGCTAAGAATGAGTGGCCGTGAATAGGGCCCAGCGCAGAGCTATCAAGTTTAGGAAGGTGAAGAACATGCCAACCGCAGACGAGAGAATCCGGGCGATCCTGGAGAAGATCAACCCGACGGTACGCCAGGAACGGCTCCTGGCGCAGCAGAAGGAGCTGGAGCAGAGGCTCGTGGACTCCTTCTTTGGGATGGAGAACCAGCGGCGCCTGGTGGCGCGGCACGAAGAAGCCCTCAAGACCGCGGATACCCCAACACAGCGATCCATCGTCGAGCAGGCGCGGGAAGGCCTACGGCTCCAGGAGCTTCTGGTAGCACACCTGGCCGATGAGGTGGAGCGTGTGCAGGGCGCACTAGAGGAGATCCAGAGGGCGGGGTTGCCGAAGGCGCAGGCTGAGGCGAAGCCGTCCGCGGACTAACGCCCAGGCTTCTTCTGCTTCTTGCCCTTGGTGGGAACAGCAGGCTGGCGCCGTTGCTTGCGTTCGGCCTGTTGTCGTTTCTTAGACTTGCTCACAATTCCTCAGACAGCACTTCAAACGTGGTGGGGGCACCCCCTGTCGCCGCAATAGCCAGCCGCTCACCCTTCTTGACGATGAAGGGTATCCGCAGCAGTTGTGTACCTACCTCACTAAGCATCGTAGTGCCCACGGCTGGGAATGGCAGGATGGCCCTGGGCACCTCCACTCCCGCCGCGCCCGTGGCGAACCCTAGGTAGAGTCCGTAGTCGGAGATAGAGGATGGGGTTGACCTCGTGGCCCCATGCACGATGCAGTCATAGTCCGCTGCTGCCCAAATCTGGACGTATGACCCGTAATTGGGGAAGGCGGCTGGGGTCACGGTGACGGGTGCTCCCATCGGCGCAGTCTTGGAGATACCGGCCTCAATGCCGGACAGGTGCTGCCGGAAGGGGTAGAGAGGGTACATGATGGGCACGTTGCCGCCGTCATAGCCGCTCAGGTAGCAGGCTGCCCGGACGCGGGCGTTCGAGTCGCTGACGGACACCCTAATGCGGGCTGCGATGCGGGCCCCGGATGCTATCAGGGCCGGACTCAGCGGATAGGTTTTGTTTATCTTGATGCCGGTGCTACCGCCAGCAACCGACTGGTAGGCCAGTAGCGCCTCCGAGAATCGACCCAGTAGCACCTCGCTGCCAGCCGCCCCAGTTGCTATTTCCAGTTCTATCATGGTGGGGATAACGCCAGTCACGTAGCAGTCGAACCGCATGGCGACGTGCGCCGAGACCGGCACGAAAGGCGTTACCGTCGCCGCCACAAGTTGCGTGTAGCTGGCTGGCCAGGCCCAGGCGCTAGTGCCGTAGATCTCGAAGGCATGGTCGGTCGCCTCCGAAGTCCAGGTCGCACCATCATATACCGCGCCTTGGCCGTCAGCATAGGACGGCGCGGAAGCGTCAACGCCCCACACGTAGTAGTTAGCGGCGTCCACGGCACCCGACCGATAGGCGACCAGGTGGTATTGCACGCCCGCCGTCAAACTGGGCAGAGTGGTGTACCCGAAGGCCCGCCACGCATAGCTCGTCGTTAGGAGTGACCCATTGAAAGTCAATGCGGTGCCGACCGCCGTTCCGCTAGGCTTGCCTGTGCCGTCATCCGTGTATATCCGCACGGTCAGGTTATCACCAGGAAGCCCTACCTTCTTGGCCCAGATGCGGAGTTGGGCAACGCTGGCGTCTCCGGCAATCTTGAACCCCTGAGCGCGGCGGGTATTTGCCGCCACGTTGCCCACGAGCTTGTCCGTGTCCACGTTGGCCGAGGCGTAGGTTGTCAGCACCGGCTCGGTGGCTGACACAAAGGACGGCGCCTCGACATTACGCGGGTAGATGCCCTCTAGCCCATCGCGCTTCACCCAACCGTCAGCGTCAAGTCGCGCCATTCTAGGTCTCCATCTTCACGCCGTCTATGCGGCCTGAAAGCGAGGTCGCGGCTCCAGCCAGCCAGTGTACAGCATCTCCTGGTTCGAGCATGACGGCCTTGAGGAACACGTAGTCAAGGCCATTAGCGGGAATCGAGGCCACCACTATCTTGTTGGCGTCGGTCCTTGCCCCCCCGCTGGGCACAACCCAAAGGGTCAAAAGAGTCGCTACCAACACGATGTTGACTACTCGCAGACCGGCAATGATGACGCCCTGGTTGACCCCGCCAGCGGGGGCGGCGTAAGCCTCGGCAGCAGCAGCGGGAACCGCCGTACCGTCCAAGAGGGGCATAGGTGTAAACTGTGTGGGTGCGGCCATTAGTCACCTCCAAGAACGAGTGCGAATGTAATTGCTAGTCCGGCGCCACCGCCGCCACCGGCGGGCGCAGCAGCCCACGCCACTGCCCCTGCGACCATCGTGAGTACCTCATCGTCGTTGCCTTTTGCCAATCTCGCGCCCGTGTCCGCACCCGTACCTACTGCAAGGTCGCCAGCGGCATCCCAGAGGGGGTCGGTAGCCATAGCGCCGCCACCAGCAGGTACGCCGCTTACAATCGTTGCCCCGACGCGCTTCAGGTACTCACCGTCGGCCACGGCCCCCACCACAAGGTCGGTTGGCCCACTTGTCTCTCGAAGGCCCAGCGCCAGGGCTGCACGGCCGTCCTTGATGAGACAGCCGTCAACGGTCACTCCGGCGGCGCCGGTTATCTCAACAACGGTGTCAGCGGCCAACCCCCCGCCTGCGTGGAAGGCATCATCGGTCTTGAGTACGTTCGCCGCACTTCGGTAGAGGTTGGTGTCCTTTGCCGTGCCCCAGTGAATAACTCCGCTAGCGGGAGTGTTAGTGTTTAACCAAAGGGCTGAGGTGGCGAAGGCACCGAGCCGGATGCCTATGCTCGCTGTCACCACCGTCTGGGCTGCTATGTCCAACCCGTAGAACGTCCCAACACTGCCCGCCCCGGCGCACATATCGGGGATGTTGATGCCCTTGAAGGTGGTGAACGCGCCCTCCTCCAGGGTGTTGACGAAGCCGATTCCCTCAAAGAGGGTGATGGTGGGCGGCTCCGCCACGGCGCTACCGAGTTCTAGTTTGAGGCTACGGGCAACATCATGTGTGTTCTTGCTCAGTGTAGTTATGCCGTATATGGACGCAACGTCCGCGAAGTTCCCCCACGTCCCCGCGGAACCGGCACTCTGCGCCATGTAGTAGAGGCCGTAGAGCTTGGCGCCACTGACGGTATTGGCCGCCCGCGCAGTCACCATACCACCAATGCCAGTCGCCGTCTGGCCGGTCGTAAGGGTAATCTCCTCATCCGCCGACAGAATAGTGCGGGCCGCAATAATGCTCCCGGAGCCAACGCCTATGTGCCCCAGTGCCAAGAAGGAGTCGTTTGTCTTGAGCACGTTGGCCGCCGAACGATAGAGGTTGACATCCGTGCCGATGAGCAACCCGCCCGCACTTCCCTGAACGGGCAACTGCAACTGGCCCGCTGGCGTGAGGTCAAACAGCCCCGCCGCACCGAGGATGATGTTGCCCTTAGTGGCGTGAGCGGTGGAGACGAGAGTTAGGGTCTCTGCGGCACCCGTACCGCCATAGGCCGTCTGTCCGCCCGCACGCCCAGCCAGGCGGAGGTACTGGGTGTGGTCGTCATCACCCAGACCGGCCAGGCCGCCGTGGTCGATACCAGAGATGTTCAGCCCGATTTCAACGGTCTCACCTGCCCCGTTGTCGGCGAGGGTGATGGGGGCAACCACGGCCAGTTGCCGCTCGTCGGTCAGGATAGCATTTGGACTGATGACGACATAGGAGGCACCAAGGGGGGCTCCGCCACCACTACCACCACCAAGCACGGCCCATGTGTTATCGCTCCATACATACGCAGTGAGGGTATCCGTTGCGAAGAACGTGTCCCCCAGAAGGGCTGTTAGAGGACGTTCCGAGAGCAGGCCGGTGTACTGGGCGCCCAGTCTTTCTGTTAGAGCCATTAGACCAACACCAACACCTTATCCCCCGCCACGAGGTTCAAGGCATCCTTCCACTGCACTTGTCGGACGGTTTCGGGGGTTCCTTCACCCAGCCATAACTCCGTTTCGTTGGCGGCCGGGGTGGACTGTCGAATCTCCACCACCCGTCCGGCCACTGTCGCAGCCGCGGCACCGAAGAGAGCCCGCCGCACCACATCAAGGTCAAGGGTGACGACCAAACTATCATCGGTCGCCAATTCGTTCGCCGCCGAGCGGTAGAGATTCACGTCGCGGGCGGAGCCCCAGGCGATGACGTTCCGGCTCGCTGTGTCAGAGGACAGCCAAAGGCAGGCAGTGTTCATGCCCTCGACTCGGATACCAACATTCAACGTCGTGGCGACAATGCAGTTGTTAAGGTAGATGCCATAGTAGTTGGCAACTACGCCAGGGCCAGCCCCCAGAGCTGGGCCATCGATCTGTAAGCCACGTACTTCGCCCGTCACCCGTGCCACAGAGCTAGCAAGGAAGACGATTGGCTGAATGTAGGCACCGTAAACCGTCGTCAAGTTTCCCGCGCCCAACTGGACATAGGGTGCGATATGCACCCCCCATAGGGCCGCCATCGTACCTGAACCGGCGTGTTGTGTAATTGCGTCGAGGCCTATGAGGTAGCCTGTAAAGTTCTGGGCGTTGCCCGCCAAGGACTGGGCAAACACCCGTTGGCCCACGTAAGTTGCCGACGACGCCCCGCTGGGGTTGGCGTCCATGAGGCTTTGAAGCTCATAGAAGGAACCGGCGGTGCTAGTCGAAGTGTGGTGTGTGCTAAGACCAATGGTGCTGGAAGGAGGGGACGTACTGCCTATCACCACCCGGCCGCCAAAGGCCGAGTGACCGGCAGAGCGGATGTCAAGTCCGTCACAGGCGCCGATGTCGATGCCAATGTTCGTGGTAACGGCCCCAGTGACACCATTGATACTGATGCCGTAGGCGTTCGTAACCGCGGCATTGCCCATGTTCTCAATGTAGATGCCCTTGGCCGTCGTGACGGCATCACCGGCGATGAGGTTAGCGTACCCAGACTCGACCCAGAGTCCGCTCAGGCCGTCGATGGTGACGGTCTCCGCCGGGGCCCTACCCGCACCCGTGAACATAAGGCCAGCAATCACCCTGGACTGACCGACGGACATGGGTGCCCCTGCGCCAGTTGCGAGGCGCAGTCCATACACATCGATGCCGCTAATGTAGTCGGGCTTTCCCGTCCCAGTGACGAAAAACTCGAACGTAGCTGCCGTGACCACAGTGGAGTTGTTGAAGCTCCCGCCGTACTCTCCCCTCACGCGGAGGGCCCCAAACTCCCACCCCCCAGACGCGGTAGGGGAGTTCGAGGCGCGGATGTAAACGCCGGTCATCACCGCATTAACCGTCTGGCTGTCCAGAACCCGTACCACTTCGTACTGGGCGAACGCCTCGTTGCCGATGTTCAGGCGTCCCACCGTGAGGTCTCCGGCCGTCACGTTCGTGGGTGCCGCGGCCGAGCCGATGCGGGCGTAGGTTGCAACTGAGATGCTCTTGGCGATGTCCTGCTGGGCCGCAGCACGTCCGGCCAGGAGGAGGTACTGCGTATGGTCGTCATCACCCAGACCAGCCAGCCCGCCGTGGTCAACTCCTCCAGCAACGGCCGTGGCTGCAATCTTCCCCGCACCGGAGGAGGCCCAGGTGACGGAGGCCGTGTCCTCGATGGTGATTCGGTCTCCGGCATTGGGGTCGATGTTGGCAGGTCCGGCGATAGTCAGGCCGATGAATCCGGCATGGTGGATGTCCGGGAGCCCCGCATGGATAAGGATGAGTGCGGCTGCCGTCCCGACAAGCTCGTACTCTGTATGAAGGTCGCCGCTGGCGAAGACCGGATGCTTGTGAACATGGTCGCGGTGGGAGAAGATGAGGCTAGTACCCGCAGACCCGGCCGCCGCAATGTCGGCCGGTGTCGTACCGTCCAGGGCCGTCTTCCAGGAAGGACGAAGCTCACCATTGTCGATGCCCAGGACGTTCCGGACGTTGGCCGCCGGGATGCTGATTGCTAGTCTGCTCCACTTGGGAGTGACGTTCCCGATGACGAGATCGCCGTCGAGCACCGCCCCTGCCAGGGTGTCGGGGTGTGTGGCGCTGAGGAGGTTGTGGGCAATGGCCGCAAGTTCGCCGCCGCCGATTGGGGTGGGGGTGCCAGTAATGGCTCCGCTACCAATATAGTCGTTGGCCCAGACAATCACACCCGTCGCAGCCACATTTATATCGATGGGTGTGGACAGTCGAGTAAAGTGGTTGCCAACGACGATAATCGATACCGCCCCACATACTGCCTCGATTCGTAGACCGGTATCGACGTTCGTAGTGGAAGAGTCTGTAAAGTGGTTGCCTATGATCGTGACCCCATATGGGGGGGTGGCTGGCGCGATTGCCAGGGACATGATGGTGTTGGCCTGGCCTCCACCATAGAAGAACGAGTTTCCCATAAACCGCAGCGAGTCTATGACGGTTCCCGTACCGGCCGTTCCCACCTGGAGACTCACCCCACCCAAAGTGGGTGACTGTAGTTCCGTATCGATAATCCGCAGAGAGTGGATCGAAGCGCCCCCTATTAGAACGCGGCCGGTTAAGCAACTTCGATTTATCCGAATGTACTCCACGCTCGTATTGGGGGCACCGGCCTGGAAAGCTATACCGCTGGGGACACAAACTACCACCCGGTCTAGTTCTACTTGTGCTTCTGTGGACGCCGAGCCTTCCACGTAAATGCCGACCGTATTGGCCGCATCTACGGGGTACACGGTGCAGTCGAGTAGTGTTAGAGACTTGTTTATTAGGGAAATACACTTCTGGCCTGCGGCAGCCTTGAATGTGACCCCCCGGACAGTGACATTGGCGCTCCCGTAATTCACTGTCAGCGCCGGGGGAGTCCCTGCCACGTAGCGGGCAGTGACGACCACAGATTGAGAATCGGCCGCTCCCAACCTGTAGGGCTTGACCAACACACGCGAACAACCCTCTATGTAGAGTGTGCGACCATCGGTGACACTGAGGGCTTCGTTGTAGGTGCCGGGGAAAACCAGTATGCGGGTGGCGAAAGCGTTTATCGCCCCCTGAATTGTTTTGGAACTTCCCCACTGCCCAGCAGGGTCAACCACAGCATCAAAACAGAAACTACTGGCGGAGAGGATTTGCAGGCGAACCTGGCCCGTGTAGGTACGACCGCGGCTGGGATCGAGTGTACTCTCTACGCGGGTGCTTGTGCGCCGAGCTCGGACTTTAAAGAAGTAGCGTTGATTCTCCGGTAGGCCTGTGAAGAGAGCGATCCCGCCAAGGTCACTTTCTACAACGGAGATGACCTCCAGGGTATCGACATCAAAACACTCCACCTCAACGCCAGCAAGAGGCTGGAAGTTCTCGTTGACAGTAGCGATCCTTGCCCAGGCCATGTCTAGTGCTCCCTGCCTGTGTTGAGCTGCTCCCCGCGCCACGCTTTCTCCAACACGAGATCAGGGCGCGTTAAGAGTGAATCCTCCCAAAGGAAAAGCAGGGTGATGCCCTGGCTTGCGAGCAACTGCTTGGCTATCATGTCGCGGGCGCGGTCATTGGGATTAGTCCAGTGCCAGCGGAGTCCCTGGACGTTCCACCCCATCTGTTGGGCGGGGAAAGCGAAATCGACCACAAATCCTCCGAAGGAGGTTCGACCGCCCATGAACGGATCCTGGTAGATGAAATCGACGCCGGGCCGCTGCTTCTTGGTGCCAACCAACCAGTCCCAGACGATGAACTCCGGAAGAGAACCGTGGTACGCAGCCATCCATGCAGCGGCCCGGTCTGCCAGGGCTTGGTCTTGTTCTGGAGGCATGGGGATTTCGGGACCGGCGAGAGGGCGCAGTTCCAGGCCCTTCCGCGCGGCGACACGGCGTAGGCGCCCCGCCTGTGGGATGCGCGGGGCGCGGAAGGGAGCCGGGCGGTCAAAGGAAATCCTACGTGCCACGAATTATCCTCACGTGATGGGCTCTATAAGGGTGATGTCCACGGTTCCACGTCCAGCAACCGCGTCCCTGAAGTCGTCAAAAGTTGCAGGGCAATCAGCAATCTTCACATAAGTACCAGTGGTCACGTTCGGGACCACGAGCAGAACCAGCGTCTTCGTGTTCCAGATGGCGACCAGCGCCTCCCAGACGTTCTTCAGTGTGGCGTCTACTCCGCCAACATGAACCCCCTCAGCAATCATCTGGCTTACGTCTATCTGGAAGATCCAGGTCGAGCGGAAGGTAGGTTTCTTATCGTAGAGTAGCACCAGGGACATCAACTCAGGACTGAGGTTTGCCGTGCCGCCGCGGTCCAGGGTGATCCTAAATCGGACGGTGCGGAACTGTAGGCCGGTACTGCCTGCGAAGCTGAGGTATGTCCCGGCCGCCGTGAAGGTGCCCGTACCCACGAGGGTCCAGGCCCCGGCCTCATTGTTGTCGAGTTGGTACTCCACCTTCACCGTCTCATTAGCTGTAATGTTGTAGCCATCGCAGTAGAGGCGGTAGAGGGCACCAGACAATTCGCGGAAGCCACCATCGATCCAACCCGTGGTGAAGTAGAGGGGGCCATCCTGGAAGTTATCCACGCCAACACTGGGGGTCTCGGCGAGTGCCGGTAGTGTCCAGAGAACGCGCTTCGGGCTGGTGACGCCGCTGTAACTCGTGGTGCCCAGGGCCACCAGTCTCCGGCCCGTGGTGTACTGAAGTGGATTCCAGCGGGCCGCCGACCCAAATGCGGGCGCTTTGATGGCCGCTACCTTCGGCCCCAGCGTTGTCCATCCCGCGCCGTTGTAGCACATGAGTTGCTGGGCACCATCGGCGGTCTCGTACAACGCATATAGGTAGTCCCCGATGGCAGCAAGTTTGGCCACACACCCATACTGAAGGCAGGGCGGCACCGCCCCCTTGCGCCCCCAGGAGATGTTGCGGACGGTCTGACCATCCCACAGATAGACCTGAAAGCCATCGGTGAGGGCGATGTAGTTTTGGTAGATGATGGCATGTAGGATGGAGGAACCGATACCGAGAGGGATTTCGTAGGCTTGGCGGGGGTCAAAGTCAAGAGCAAAGAGCGAGATGATACCTTCTTGGTTGGTGGCCAGGAAGTGAACTGTACCCTCGCCCCAGGGGGCCATAAAAGCGCCAACGAAGATGACACGCCCATAACCTGCCCTCCAGATAGGCTGGGCGTCGGACGCAACATCGATGTTCCAGGTCTGCCCGTCCACAGAGAAGATGATCTCGGCGATAGGCCGCGTGCCAATGAGCATCTCCCTCCAGACAATCCCATCCTCGATGACCTTCTGGGTGCCGGTTCCTCCGTCGGCCCAGGTGATGGCATCCGTCGAACGCTGGTAGCGGGCGGTTCCGCCGCCGCCTTCCGGAAAGGCATAGAGCGCCGTGGCTGCCGCGGGTGTGGGCGGAGAATACTCCAGGATGGTGGAGATCATGGTGGCGCTGGCGATGTCTTTGACCTTGGTGAAGCCGGTGGCGTTGTCGGTCGAGCGGTAGATGCTACCTCCCAAGCCAGCGAGGAGGGCGACACCCCCGGTCGTGGTGCCCATGATAGGGCGACCGGGGCTCCGGCCGGTGTAGTCTAACGCAGCCGGGGCGGTGATGGCCGCGGCGTCAACCGTGGGCGGCAGGGTGATGTGCCGGGCCCGGCGGATGTCTACGCCGCCGTTGTTGTCCCAGCAGGTGCCCAGCTCCTCGCGGATCTCCAGGCGCCGGTGGCCGATGCCTGCGGAAAAGTCGTCCAAGCACAACCAGAAGGCGTGAAGTCTCTCGTCATATGTTGCACGTCCGACCTTTAGGCCTTGGGTCCACTCGGCCACTGAGTTGACGCGGACGGGCCCAGAGACGTAGAACGACTGTCCTGCGAGGGTTAAAGCTTCGTGAGGGATCGCACACCTCCCCGCCTACCGTGTGGGTACGTGTCTTGAGCTGGGCCTTACGCGATACTCGGCCGGGTGGTGGGCCAGGGCCCGCTCGGAAGCCGCCATGAGAGCGTTGGCCGTGCCGATACGCACGTTGGCGATTGCGATTCGCTTCTCCAGCAACTCCGGGGTGGATTCCTCCACAGGGACGGCCGCCAGGTAGAGCATGGCGTAGGCCTCAGTCCTCATCCGGATGAAGGACACGAAGCCGTCCTCGATGGCTGTGGCGTCTACGAGTGGCACCGTCGGGCGCTGCTGGCCGACGATCTTGATCTTCTTACCCGCGGTCGGCCCCCAGGCCAAGGAGTTGAACAGGAAGACAGGCACACCCGCATCGTAGCCCAGACGCCAAGAGTTATCCGGGATGAAGTAGTCGTACTGGCCGGGCGTGGCGAAGTCCTCTTCGAGGAGCATGTAGATGTAGGCAAAGTTGGCAGGCACCGCATAGGAGTAGGTGTCCGCCGCCATCGTGATGGATTCATCCTCTTCTACGGGCAAGAGCCAGCCGGTCAGTTTCAGGTCGTCGTAGGCATCCTGGATGAAGCCCTCGATCAACCCCTCGCCCACAGAGATGAACTGTGGATCGTGTATCTTCGCAGCGATGTGACGCTTCAGGCTACCCAAAGTCGTGGCCATCTATTCCACCTCGTCCACAAAGCCGATCTTCAGACACTCGGAACTATCCAACCACCAGTCCGTCCGGTTCCACCGCTTGGCATAGTAGGCACGGGGAACCTTCGAGCGAGAGGCGAAGATGTCGAGGATCCGACCCTGTATCTTCTTGATGAACTTCACCTCATCCTCGATCTCGCCGATCTTGCCCACGGCCCCGGCACTGATCTCATGGATTAAGACGTAGCTCTCCGTCGCCATCACGCGCCTGGTGCCCGCCTGGAGTAGGATCCCAGCCATCGACGCGGCCATCCCCAAAGCCTTGGTGGTGACACAGTGGCCCTTCCGCCGTAGCTCCTGGATGAAGTCGAAGAGCGCCAGTCCATCGATGACGGCGCCACCGGGCGAGGTGAAGACGATCTCGATGGCGCACCCCGGCTCTGTCCTAGACCAATAAGCCAAGCGATCCATACAAACCTCCACCGAGCGGCCATCCACCGAGGAGGTGAAGTGGTAGACGTGGTGGTATTTGTTGGTGGCCAGCTCCTCTTTCTCCTTGCGGCGCTCACGCTCCAGGCTAATCATGCCGATCTCGGCCGCGGTCTCCGCGCAACGGGTCTGGGCGCGGGCAGTGCTGGCTTCGGCGCGGGCCTTCTCCGCATCCGCCTCCAGCTTGTTGATCATGGCGCGACCACGCGCCGCCTTCAGTTCTTCCTCAGTCTCAGGCATCTCTCTCCCCCATTAGCGACCGGGAACACGCTTGGAATCAGGCAAGGGCCGCCACTCCCGCGGAATCCTCTGAAGTATGAGGTTGGATCTCGTCCAAGCCTCCTGGACCAGGGCCCGCCGCCAGGCCGACAGTTCCGATACGCCGCCAGCCAGGATGTCCGCCGCGTAGCCAATGGCCCGCTCGCGGATGAAGGACTCCAGGCCGGGTTCCGCAACGAGAACCCCACTCAACTGAGCCACGCGCTTCTGGCCGATGACCTTGAGGTGCAGACCGGCGGTAGGCGTAAACTCGTTCTCGTCGAACTTGATGATGGCGGTAGTGGTGGTCTCGATGGTTAGACGCCAGAGGGATGGGTGGATGACGTTGGGGTACTTGCTGGAGGCAGCCGCCGACTCCAGGCGCAGTTCCTTTATGTAGGCGAAGTCAGCCGGAACCGTGTAATCCCAGACATTGGCGGCGAGGGTTAGAGACTCATCCTCGGCCAGGGGTGTGACGATTTGCTCGGCTGCAAGATCGTCGATTGCTTGATTCACAAGCAAGCCATACTGCGTGTCTGTCAACTCCAGCTTGCCGGAGTCATGGCAACGGAGAGCCACCCCCGCCGTTAGATCAGCAAACGTCGCCATCCTCTCTCCCTTCTAACAATTCGGGGCGGCCCTTTACGGGCCGATGGCCCGGCCGCCCCGGAGGTTCAACGGGTCGCCGCCCGACTACAGTTCCGTGACCTGCGTTATGATGACTACCTGTGACAGTTCGCCACCCACACCCGCTGCCGGGCAGTACACATCAATAACGTCATCCGAGAACAGGTCGATAGGCACAGCCGGGAGGAACGAACCAGATGCCGCGACGTTAAGGGCAATGGAGCCCAGCAAGCCGTCGTAGGTCGGGCCGATCCCGCTGTTCAACGTCACGGTACAGGTCTTCGTGACTGTGTTCGTGTACTTCACCAGCACCGCAATTAGGCGGCGCGGCTGTACAGGGGCCCGTGCGTCCGCAGCCGGGGCGGTGGTACAGGTCTGTGCGGCATTGTCGCCGCTGGCCTGGCTCCACCGTTCAACGACGTAGCGGTTGTCGCCGTAGCCGACGGTTTCTTTCTTGTAGGCAACAGTCATAGTAGGCTCCTATGGCGCACCTGGCTGGTGGCGCTGCACCAGTGCGTGAACGGTCATGTCGTCACCGGCACCCGAATAGAGGCCGACGACTGCGTAGAGCGCGAACCCAGACGGCAGCACCAACTTCGGGGGGATGGGTACGAAAGCCTGTCTCTCAGTGGTGGCTTCGTTCTGGGCAAGAGCGGCGCCGGGGGCAAAGGTGACGTACCACTTCTCACCGGCCGTAGCAACGTCTCCCATCCCAACTATGAGGGTGGGGTAGGTGTCTGTATCGCACACCATGATGCAAGGCTGCCTGTTTTCAACGGCGACGGAAGCCTCGTATATGACGAAGACCCAGAGCAGCTCGTACACCTCACCGTCCGGGACGGTAAAGATGAGCTTCGACGTGTCGTCGAACGTCGTGTCCCGAAAGTATTTCAGCTCTGGAAAGGGCATCCGCCCCTCCTACTCTTCCTCGCCCTCTACACCCTTGGCGGCCTTAGCCCTGGCCCTTGCAGCCGTAACCAGCTTGTCGCCGGGGCCACCGGCTTGGTGTGCAGGCACGCCGCCTGTCAGTAGCTTGTCCACCTCGGTTCCGGGCGGCATGGTTGCCTCTCGGTTGGCCAGCGGCATCTGGGCCGACTTCATATCCGCCCAGATCTCAGCCATCGGGTGGGCCGCATCGCAGCACAGGCCTGTCTTGATCGGGCAGGACTTCTGGCCGCGCTCGCGGTGATAAACCTGATGGAGTGCCTCATCGACGCTGTGCGCCTCACACCAGGCGATAACCTCTGGGTCATCGCTGGAGAGCACACCTTCGATGAACTCGGCCCAGATGTCTCCCTCCCGCGAGGCATCCCGCTTCCCGGTTGGGGAATTGGGATCGCGGAAAGAGATCACCGTGCCTGCCTTGACCAGGAACAGGCTGTTGGGCTGTTGGGGGCAGATGAAGACACGGACGCCACGGAGCGGTGGAGGCCCCTTACCGGCCTTCTTTGCCTGCTCTATCCCCGCGGCTGCCGCTGCCGTTGCCGCATTCCTGGCCTCTACCTGAGCCGCGGCTTCTCTGCGCTGCTCTGCTGTCATACTCACAACGGGGGCAGCGCTCTCGTCTTGCACCATTAGGATTTGCTCCTCCTCATCGTGCGAAGGGGGCCAAGGGACCGGAGGAGAAGGCGAGGAGGTCAAGCCCCTCGGCCCCCGATTCGCTGTACTTAAACTACCTCGCCGTCCAGTTCCTCCAAGGGTTACTTGTGGTAGAAGAGCATCACGTCGAACTTGCCTGCCGTCAGATCGGCAACCGCAACAGTTACCGTGATTCTCCTCTTCGCCGTAGTGATGAGCATTGTGGCGCCCGTCGCAACGGGGATGACACTCTTGAAGCCTGTAGTGCTCCAGGGAGCGCCAGTAACCACGGCCGCAGCCACGATGTCCGCAGCACCTTCCACCTTGACCGCAGCGGTAGCATTAGCGCCACCCGTTACGGCCGTGAGCACCCGCAGGTATCCACCCACGATGACGGCGCCCAGTGGAACCACGTCATCCAGGGGGATGTCCCCTACGACTCCGCCCTTTACGGCAAAGTCGTAGGTTGCCTTCGCCACACGGACAATCGGCACCGACTTGACACCGATGCCATCCTCTACAGTTTCCGGAAGTTCCTCTCGTCCCGTGATCGGGTTTACAGGCATTGGTCCTCATCCCAGATGAGGCCAACATTGGGGTTTTCACCTTCTCGCATTACGGTGCCTCCTCCGATGCGTTATGTTTAAACTACCTCGCCGTCTGGTTACTCCTCCACTATTCGCTGGGGGTTCCCTCCTCCTCTACCCCATCCCCCACGAACTTCTCGTAAAGGTCTAGCTGTTGTAGTGTCAGGCTCTTAGCCGCGCTCGCCTTCTTGAGCTGGGTGGCGATGATCGCCTTGGCAGCCGAGCCGATCTCGATCTCTACCGGGACATCGGCTTCCTGCTTCCATGCGATTCGCCCCTGCTGCTCCTGGTTGAAGGCGAGGGCCGCGGTCTCCTCGTCGTTGAACCCCAAGTGCCCCTGTAGAGAACGGACAAGGCGCAGTGCCGTAATGTCGCCCTCTATCGGAGCCAGGAGGTTCAACAGCATGAGCCTCTCAGCTACTCTCAGTTCCATCTCGTCTCTCCCTCCTATTCGGTGGGGGCCGTATTGTCAGCGCCCGGCCCCCATAGGCGTACTATTCGCTAGTCGGTCGGCGCCGTCGTGGTTGCTATCAGGTAGAAATCCGTCCCACCGACCCGACACTGGACAACGTGCGTTGCCGCCTTCGGCGTGCCACTCAACCGCACCATCCGTCCGCTGTTCCAGGCAGAGGCCACACTCTCCTGCATGAAGTTGAACAGGTTGGGCATCTCGTAACCGGACGAACTCGCATCGCGCAGTCCGATAAACGACCGACTGCCGGAAACAGTACACGTACTGGTGTACCTGTTGCTCAACTTCAGGATGTGATATTCGGGCCGAGCATCCCCTCCGGCGTCCGGTGCTCCCGTCTGGATGACATCGAACTCCGCAGCGCAGACGTAGCCCTTTATCGAGGTGCTCGCCACTGTGACCAAGCCCCAGATACCAACCGCCCGCAAAGCCCCCGTACCGTAGACGCCCCCAGTACCAAGGGGGGTCACATTGACCAGGAGACCCACCATTCCCTCGGTGTAGGCATCCATCGTCGCGGTGAAGGCAATGGAGGCAGGCGTCTCTACCCCAGCAGTGATGGCAGCCTTCGTTACGACTACATTGAGCTTGTCCTCGCTGGCATCCCACAACATGTAGTTGTTGGCTGTGGTGCCAACGAACTTCCAGTCGGGCATCGCGGTCGGTGCTATGGTGGTCGCCATCAACCAGATAGGCGTTGACAGGTCGCCGACCATACAGCGAACCATAACGTTGACCGAGTTGGTCACAGCCTGCGTGTCGCCGCTTGCGACCAGCATACGGTCGTCGCCGTATGCACAGGCAACCGCTTCATTCTCGAAGAGGAAGAGGTTTTCCATTCCAAGTTCGCCGACGCCAGTATCCCGCAGGTCAATGAACGCCCTTCTGGGGGAGATGACCGCGGCACCACCAGTGAGGGTACACCGGCTGGCCAACTTGATGACGTAGTACGTGGCGAGACCAAGGATGGTACAATCGCCCGTACTTATCACATCAAACTCTCCGGCGCAGGAGTAGCCCCCGATACCCCCGCCTTGAACGAGGGTCACGACAGACCAGAGACCGACAGCGCGAAGGGCGCCCCCGAATATCGCTAGAGGGCCTGTGGGTGCCATATCTATCCGAAGACCGACTATCCCTTCGGTGCCAGCATCCAGTGTCGTGATGCTATTGATGACAGCGCAATACTCCGTCCCAGTGACGGTAGCCTTCGTTGTCACCAGACTAAACTTGTCCGCGCTGGCATCCCATTCCAGATAGTTGGTGTCTACACTACCCATCACCTTGAGGTCTGCGAAGGCCTCCGGGACGGTGGTGGTGCCCAGTATCCAGAATGGCGTTGTGCCAAACATGTTCCTGACCGCGACGTTGAACGTACCACCCCGGACCACTCCTGGTTCGGTCAGAATCACGTCGTCGTCAGCCGGTGACACCCTCCCCGCAGCACTCTTGAAGTGGAACAGGTTAGGTTGCCGGTAGGCCGCCACACTGTAGTCGTTCAGGCCAATGTAGGCGCGGACCGCGGAGACTGTTACACCACCGTTGTTCTCGTTCAGGTTCAGGATGTAGTAAGCACACTGAACCGCAACGCCGGCGGTATGTATCACTTCGAGTTCCGCCGCGCTCACGTACCCATCGACTGGCCTGGTTGTCGCAGGCATCGTGACCTTGGCATAGATGGCCGAGACCCAATCGCTGTGCGCCCCTGCGGGCAACACCCTCACGTTGAGGCCAACCATCTGGTCGGCGGTCGCAGCGACCGTACCCGCGAACAGGATGTCCAAGGCGTGCTCTTCGCCGGTAACGGTCCTGCCGCCTATGTATAGACTGAGAATGTCCTCATCGGCGTCCCACCAGAGGTAGTTGCCAGACGCAGACCCAAAGAACTTGAGGTCGAGTCTCCCTGTTGGGTCTATGGTGCTCGCCATCAACCAGATGGGTGTGCTGCCAGAACCGTAGATGCAACGAATCGCTGCATTGTAGGGGGATCCCTCCCCACCGGCGCCGTTGGCGTCCGCCAGGGTCATTAACTTGCCAGCAGAGAGGGTAAGTGCCGGGTAGTTCCAGAAGTTGATGAAGTTGGGATTCTGGTACGCGGTTATGCTGTAATCCCGCACCATGATGAACGACCTGTTGGCCGAGCACGTAACACCGTCGTTGCGGTCAACAAGCCGGATGACACCATAACTCGCCTGGACTATGACACTAGCCGCGTGGACCTGCTCGAACTCCCCAGCCGCGGAGCAGCCCTGTACGGCCTTACTCGTGGTCGGGTGGGTAATTCGAGCGTAGATGGCGTTCGCCCTGTTGCCCCCGGTAGCCCCATCTGCCGTGGGCGACATCTCGACAACCAATGCAGAAGCAGCGGCGTACTCAAGGTCGCTGTCGAACGTCGGGCTGTACCCGATGTAGAGTGCGCGGATGGCGTTGGTGACGCCAACTGAAGCCTCATTGATTGGTACGGTTCCGGCTACGACCACACTGGCCTCAGACTTCCCTACATCGCAGAGGAAGTAGCAGCCAGCCGTGCCCAAAAACACCTTGAGGTCGATGTCTAGGGTGCCGTTGCCGATGAGAATGGCACCAGTGTCGTCTGCCACGGGGAGGATCTTCAGGTTGGACCCATCCCACTTTATGCTGACATCGAAGGCATCCCCGAAGTACAGAACCTCGTTGTCCCCGAACCTCAAACTTTGGGTGTCAGCTATATCGAGCTGTTCCACCCCACCGACGCCGGGAACGGGACCGTCGGGAAGCTCCCATCTCCCAGTAACGTAGTTTCGGGCCATGTCTGTTTCCTCTTAGATACTGGTCCACAAGTCGCTACGCTTCTGGAACAGAAGACCCGTACCTGTGCTCAGGTAGAGGGAGCCGTCGGCAAACTTGGCGTCGGGCCCAATCTCAGCGACGATACCGGCATCATCGGTAGCGTTACCGATTGCCAGCACCACGGGTTCTCCATTGGCGGCGTAACCTATTGTGGATGGGCGATTGGGGGCATCACCGGGCGGGGCACTGGGCTGCGCTCCCCCGGACTCTTCAACCCCCGTAGTTGGATTCTGCGGCATTGGTTTGCCTCCAGGGGCGGGGAGGTTATCCCCGCCCCCGTCTATCTCTTAGGACTAGGCCGCGACGCTGAAGCCGGACAAGCGACCCATCGACTGCACACCAGAAACGATGAGACTCACGTCCCCGTAGAACACCTTCTGCGAGCGAGGGCCGACGGTGGAAGGCGGCAACTCCTCCAGGTGGGGGCGTCCGCGCTGCCCGTGGTAGCCCATCTTGATCTGGTCGCGGTTGATGAAGTACAGGTCGTCCTTGGCCAGGGTCGTGTGGAGCAGGATCTCGACCACGCCGAAGTCGGTGTTGATGCGGTCAACGACCACACCGGCATCGGTCGTGCCGGGGCCCAGCCTCTCGGCCGAGGACCAGAACGAACTGACCTTTCTCTTCGCCCAGGCACTAACAAGAAGGGTCTTCGCCATCTTGTCGGCGCCGACCTTGTAGAAGAGGGCCTGGAGTTTGTCGTCGATGTCCTTGCGGGTCAGGGCGGCGCCCCCCAGGGCAGTAACCTGGGCGCCGTTGACCGACGTGACAAAGAACTTCAAGCCGCCGAGGGACGCGGGCACATTGGCATCGCCGTAGTACCGCACTCCCACGACCGCGCTCTGCTCCATCGCCACGAACTGCTCGGCGACCAGATCCAACGCCCGGTAGTCCAGGTCGGTGCCGCGCATGTTCCAGAGCGCGGTCTCCTGGCGCCGGAAGCTGGCCTGCACACCAGACTGGTGAACCTGCGGGTAGTTGTACGGGAAGTTGAAGAGAGCGGTCGGTCGGAACACGTAGTCGTCGTTCTCGTCCATCGAGAAGCCAGCGACGATGATCTCGTCCGTTCCGGTATTCCAGATAACGTGCGTACCGCCGGTGTAGATGTCACGGCGCACGGTCATGGTGTCGGCGGTCAAGTGCGCCTCAACCCGCACGTACTCCCCGTCTGACGGGTGGTAAAGGATGGTGCCGATGGGGTAGCGGTGAACCCCGCCCGTGAAGGTCAGGGTGTCCGTCGCACCGGCGCTGTGGGCTAGGGTAGCCCCATCCAGACGACGGTTCCAAACGTCATCTTCCTGCCACTCGACCTTAGTGGTACGGAAGTCGAAGCCCTCCGGGCCCCCGATGTACTTCAGGAGGTCGGCGCTCCGCTCCGACATATTGATCAGCAGAGGCGCGACGAAACGCACCTTGCTGGTCAGAACGGTATCGAACTCGGTAGGAACCCCAGGGGTTTCCATACCGGCGATGCGTTCGAGTAGAATTGTTCCAGCCATGTTAACTATTCCTCCGCGAGGTTATGGCCCCAACGGAGGCGACGATTAAGCCTTTCGGACTTGGATCGACTCCATTGGGAGGTTGCGTAAGTTCTCAAGCATGGCATCTCTGCCCTGCTTCGGGTTGAACTCGTGTTCCTTGGGGGCAGGAGTTCCACTGCCCACATCCGACGGGGCCGTTAGGCCTGCCGGAACAACCGGCGCAGGCTGCGCCGGAGCGGGTGGCGCTACATTAGCAGGTGGCTTCTGCGGCGCCGCGGCATGGATGCCGCCCTGGGCCAATTTCTCGAAGTGAGAGGCTTTCGTCTCCGCACAGAACAACTCCATTTCAGCCACGGACTTGTCTGCGAGACCCGCCTCCGTAACGCCGTACTGTCCAAACTTCAAGACGAGGGAGGCGATCATTAGATCCTGGTCGTAACCCTCAAGCGTCTTGGCGTACTCGTCCAGTTCGGCCTTACGATCATCGTAGGCCCACTTCTCTTTGAGCACTTTCTGTTCGTCTT